TCGGTAATAGATTTAAATCTTTCCCACATATGATCATAATGATCTTTTGTTATGAGGTTTTCTCTTACTAACTCTTCAAGTACAAGTGAACCGTATAAAACTACAGGTACAAATCTCATTTAAAATACTTTCCTTCTACTGGTAATTGGTTTATCAGTCACAATGTTCATATAAACGATCGCGTATGGTTTAAAGTCATATGTATGCTCTAAGCATCGCGAAATCCGTATGTGCATAATTGTTGGATCACAGTAAACATGAAGTCCAGCAATATTTTGTGCAGCCGATGCATTTGTATAAACATCAGGAAGGCCGATTGCTCGGCCTTGAAAGTCATGCTGTTGATTGTGGTATGTATATTTAGGCACTTGTGTCTACCTCCTCCCATCCTGCAGGTCGTGGCATAGGCGTAATTGAATCAAGCCATTGCTTGTAAACAACTCGCTCACTTTCTGTAGGTTGCTCATTGTGCCAACTGTCAAAGCCTTGTCTGTTACGTGCATCATGTGGAACATGAGCATCGATAAAGTCAAGTAACTCAGCACAGTGTTGACGTGCCTCACGATCAAGAAAGCGTTGAAAGCTTGGTGCTCCCAGTATAGTTTTCTCTAGTCCACCACCGGGATGGATGTGAAGGTAGGCGAAATTGAGAATAATTCTCTTGTGGTGATGTAGTGGTGGCATATTAATATCCTCGTAATTCTGCACGTTGACGGTTAAGCTCTTGTGCTTTGTTGGTGTTGTAGTTGAGCATAAATTGATACTGTGTCTCAACATCATCAGTATCTGGAAGCTCTGATTGGAAATCACTGCGATGTTTCTTATGCAAACCCATGTTTGCCATCATGTTAATTAAAACCATATCGTTGACCCACTTCCAGTAGGCAACTTTCTTTTGTTCAAGTGTCATTATGTTCTCTTTCATGCGTTGTCGGTGAGACGCATCCCTCACGTGTAATTAAGGAACGACTACAAATCCGTGTACTTCAGCTGCTTTAAGTTGATAAACAGTGTCAACAAAATCATTTGCCCATTCTTTAAGTTGCATGAATGTGTATTCTTGATCTGTGGTTTTGCTGTCGTATTCAACGTTGACCTCATCAAGATAACCGTGAGTGCGTAACATCCATATGCCATCATGAATGTTAATGTAGATACAAAACAATGCTGGCGTCATGCGCTCATATTGCATCCACAATTTCACCTCAACTACGCCATTAATGTTGATACGACTTTTAGTGCGTCCGTTCTCACTGTTGTGAAACTCCACACCAGTGATAAGTCCTCCTGCTGTTTCGTATGCTTGGATTACGTTACGTGCTAATTTAGGAGCACTAATTATTTGTTTATTCAGAGCCATTGTCTATTTCTTTCTGTGCGACCTCAATGCTATTAAAAAACCATCCTATTAAAAATAGAATGGAGAATAACGCAATACAACTACAGATGATTATTGCGATCATGTTTTACGTCTTGTCCTTTTGTATGCAGCAATGCGAGCACCAACGCCACCTTCATCACCACTACGTTTATAACTCTCAAATGCTTCATGTACAACTTCTCCTGTAGGGAGAAGGTCAACTGGTAGCTCATCAAGTATGCCACCTTTCCATTTACCATTTGATGTAATGGTAACTCTTGGATACTTGACAAGGACTCTATGGTCTTGTTGTCTTGCCATCCATTTGTTGTTAGGTGCATCTAACGAGGTAACCACCCCGACAACGTCGGGGCGGCGTACATTACGAACACGATCACCAATACTAAGAGGCATCACTCATCTCCTGTTTCTCTTCAACAAACTTGGTTAGTTTTTTGTACATGTTGTGTACTACTGCAATATCTCGTTGGCTAATAGTTGCACCAAGAGCAATAAACAGTTTCTCTTTCATCTTGCACAGACGATAGTGGTCACCCATGTAAGTGTTGACTGTTGTAACGCTGAGTCCAAGTATCTCAGCGATGTACATTCTGTCAAGAAGAACCAATGCAACTTGCCACAGTTGGTCTTCTGCTTTTGTTGACTCAATGGTCAAAATACCAACCTTGATAAGGCTGGCTCGTTGTGCTTCTGTGAGGTTGTCGATTGCCTCTTGTGTCCATACAAACTTACTCATGTTTATGTTTCCTTACAATCATATATGTTCTTATGATTGTTATTCAATGTAATGATGGGGGTAATTTCTGACCCCTCATCCCGGTAAAAATTGGAGGGGTATAAAATTTGACCCCTCCCCCTGACAGTGATTAGAGTATTGCTTCTAACCACGAGTTGGAATACATGCGACATATTCCATCTCTGTTGTGGAACTTGAATGCCTTGAGCAATCAAAGTGTCCACCCATCATGTTGTAAAGCTTGATGATTTGCTCTTGATTTAACTTAGGCAAACTCTCATGCAACTCAATGGTGTTGAGGTCATAAAGTGCAGGAAACCACTCTTCATCCTCATTTATTCGGATGACCTTTAAGTTTGGATACAAACTAAAGTCTACAAAAGTTTGGATCTCATCGTACTGTTCTTGATTCCAGTGCTCATAACGCTTGCACCATCCCGTAATGGTTTGTGGCAAGTGTTGAACAAGGCATGCCAGTGCTTCTGCCTTGTTGTCAAAGAAACCGTGAAGTGTTACATCATCGTCATCGTAACCACGATCACCGTTTTCAGTGGTAGTTACTAACCAGCCACATTTAAAGTTTCTCGTTCTAATCATTGTTTAGTAACCTAACCTCCTGCTACGTGCTGACTTCTCATCAGCAGTACGTGCATCTTGAATCATTTGATCTAACTGCCTCGTTAGACTCTTGAGATGCTCTTCGTTTGCACGTATTGTGTTGCCTGTGCGGGACCATGTCTTGTACATGCACCGTGACAACTCAGATATCTCAGCTTGAAGCATGAGGATGTCGTTATTTTGTTTCATAAGTGTTACCTTTGTTCTTATGTAGCCGCTTGTTAAGCCTGACTCATCAGTGTGGGTAGGCTAATTCCCACAGACTTCTCCGCATGGGAGAAGTTTCGTCTTAAATGAGGCCCGTTGCCTTCATCGCGTAGTGCTCAAGAATCTTGGCTTGCGCCACGTAGGTGCCATACCACAGAGGGTAGCCAGCACCTTTTATTGTCAACAAGCAATCAAGCTTGAAGGGATATGTGTTTCGGCTCTTTTTCACGACAGCCTTTTTGTTTGTGTGTTGCTCAAGCCACACGGCAAACTCTTTTGCCTCATCCTCTGTAATGAACAGCAGCATTTGTTTATGGCCTTCTGGGTTGAGGGTTATTACGTCCTCATTGTCCTCAGTTTTAAGGACAAACGGTACGTTTGGCCAATCGAGCAGTTCTTTCTCGTCATGGCCAAATTCCTGAGCGTCTTGGCGAATCAGTGCCAATACGTTGTCGCGCTCAAGGCGCACCTCTTTTGCAAGGTGCGCCACTTCCATCTTCTTCTTGATCTCGTTAAAAAACTTCACTTTGTTTCTCCATTGCACGTACAGTTGCACGTGCGGTGCGTCTTCTTACCAGTAAGCCAAAACTCCTCCGCTGTCATGCCTTGACCGCCGATAAACCCGGCAATTGAAATCATGACAAGCATAGTAACTCCTATGCCCTTCCAACTAAACTCTTTAAATCTCATTTTGTTTCTTCCTTCTCATCCTCGTAGTATGTAAAATCTATGCCTTTAGCGTCGATTACTTGTTGTTTGTGTATAGCCTTGCACTTCTCAAGGTGCTCAAACCATCCACCCTTGCCATGACGCAATAACTCCATGCGGTCAATGATCGCCATTAAGTGTGTTCCGGGCCTTGTTGGATTGGTTCGGATATCAGCAATCTTGATGCTCGTTGTTGTATTACCGAACCGAGTTACGATGTCGGCAAACATGTGGACCTCCCAATCACCATCAGGCTCACATGTCATCCAAAGACAGCCAGTTGTTGTGTGAACGGTAGCTGGGTCTTGTGAACCACAGAACAACTTATGTGCCATTGCGTACCAGTTCAACGCTTCGTTGTATTCCTCATTGACAATGCACATAAATGCGCATTGAAGATACATACGAGCATCGCTCGTCGCATGTTCGTCAAAGTAAGTTCTTTCTTCAACTTGCTCTTCCCAGTACGTACGCTTTATCAGCACGTTCGAGAGAATAGTGGCACAAATGCTGTCCACGTCACGCTTGGCGTCGCTATATACAACAGGGGAAGGAATATCCCCGTAGTAGGGGAAGGTTATGTTGAAACGGTTTTCCATGAGGTACCTCATTGTTTGTTTTGATATCTGATAAGTAAGTAAAACGTGTTTCGGCTTGACTGCCTCATCAGTCCATAGGAATCACCCTATGAATACACGTTGGGGTGGCACGTTAGCACCACCCCGTAGTTGTTAGTGACCGTATCGATGCATTGGGAGCGTTGATAGCGCCCAATACATGAACATCAACCCACCAACGATGATGATGGCCGTAATGCCATCTAGCACGAACTGGACTAGCCAGTGGTGACGCCGTTGTTTCATCTGCCACCGATCCTTCGTGCCAACGCTACAACGTCAACATCGTCTGATGCGCCCATGATGCGGGCGAGCGATACCATCTCGCGCTCCAGTTGTGCCCACGACAGGATGTGCCCAGTGAAGCCCATCTCACCATGGGCACTCTTCAACGTAATCGTTGTCTGTCCGCTAGGTGTTGGAGTCGAAATGCTAACCGAGTACTTGCGGTTTTGTGTCAGAAACAAGCCATTGAATTGCATGGCATTCACCTCTTTGTTGTGTTACGTTTCGCCTGTAGACTGGCCTCGTCAGCTCATTGGCATCACCCAATGAGGACATAACAAAATAAAGGGGGGCTTTCGCCCCCACATCCCGACATCATCCCTTGGTGAAGGTGCAGTTGTCGTACTCGAACGTTGCAGGTGTACCATTCCAATGACGTGCAATCCAATACGCGCCTTCAACGTCGATTGGCTTGATGGTGTGTGAACGACTTGCACATGCCAGCATCTTCAAGAGGTATGCGTCCGTCCAGTTGGACATCTGGTGTACGAATGTTTCACCATCGTCAATGACGTATGGACCTTTAGTGGTTGTTAGCGTCCACGTAGCGACTTGATAGGGAACAGATTGTGTGTGTGTGTGTGTTGCGAATGACATTGGCTCATTATCCTTTTGTTTTTTGTTTTCAGAAAAAAAGTGACACCCGGTGGATTGCACCGGGTGTCTGGGGGGACTATTCGTCCCCGTCTACACCCAACATAGCGGTTCCAAGGGCGTCTGCGGTGAGACCCTTGATGGATTGTGCGACAAAGTCGATATCCTTGCCGGTAGTATCCAATACAGGCGCGAGTTTAGCGGACAATGTTGCCAGTACCGCTTTATAGTTATCAGGCGTGGTTTTACGACGCTTGATTCCTTGAATGTAGGCAGTTTCGACAGGTTGCAATACTTTGTTCGCTGTCGACTTCGACATGAGCATACCGATTGCAATGTGCGATTCTATCGCCGCGATTGCCTTAGAATATGCCGCCTGCGCGCCTGCGTAGACTGTTAGCGCGGGTTTTGATGCGGGTGTTGATGCGGGTGTTGATGTTGCCATCGTTTTATGTTTCCTTCGTTTTGATGTTTCGGCTATAACCTGCCTTCGTCGGGCATTATCAGGTGAACGATAATACGACATCGGAATGGAAGAACGTAACCGAACGACCCCGGAGGGCGTCCACACCATGTATGTAGACCGGGATTTAGGGCACAGTCACGTGGGGTGGTGGGGTGGGGCTTAGACCCGGCATGGCAAGGGGGTGCCCCGGTTGGCACGGCACAGTAGTGACTCCAAACCATATATTCTCAGCTATCCTCTATCTATTTCTCCCATCGGAGAAACTGTTTCTCCCCGTAGAAAATAGGTTCCATACGGTTTTGCTACACTTTGCACTATGTTATACTTTCGATTATGGCTAATCAATTTAAATCAGGTAAAGAAGCAGGTGGGTACTTATTTGATGTTGCTATCCGTAAGGGTAAGGCTGCTGCAAGGGATGAGTGGGAACGCATTGTGAGCAGCTTGCCTAAAGATCAAAAACAGGCTTTTATCGATGCGTCAATTGATATTTACGAACAAAAGCATATTAAAGAAAATGAGGGCTTAGGAGCGGCTAAGGTACAGCGTTATCGTGAAAAAGCTGCCAAGAACATGCCAGTTGATTATGAAAAAGAGTTTGCTAAAAAACCAGAATCAAAACCAGTTGCAAAACCTACGCCTAAGCCAGCCGCAAAACCTGCAACTAAACCAGTTCCAATGGAAGATGAAAAAGGCTTTCGTCCATATGGAGGCGGTACAACCACTGGTAATACTGTACGCAAGTTGATTGATGTAAAAGCGGATAAGCCAGCTCCTAACAGTCGGCCAACAATTGGTACTGGTGCTGCAGGAATGCTAGATCTAAACGCACTTGCATTAAAACCTAGTGGCAAGGCACCTAAATAAGATATACTTACGGTATCTTCCTACTTAGCTCAGCGGTAGAGCATCCGGCTGTTAACCGGACGGTCGCTGGTTCGATCCCAGCAGTAGGAGTATAATCGATGTGAGGTATAGATATGCATGAAGAAGGCAGACAATACAACACACCACAGCTGCAGAATAGGAATCGACGTAACGCAGAATATATCCGACATGGATTGAAAGAGGATCGTGATAAACGAGTTGAGGACATGGGAGCGCAAGCTAAACAGCATGCTGCTTATATAAATGTTATGAACAAAACCAGTCCAGAAATCAAAGCTACTGTCAATAAACCTGTGTATACAAAGGTAAGTAACAAGCAAGCAGCAGAAGCCATGTCAGGTACATCGTATTCTAAGCTCCTCAAATTTAAATAGATTCCCCATGCATGTAAACGCACCGGGATGGTATAGTTAGATCGCCACCGAGAGGTGAGCTTTGAAAGGCCAGAAACCTCCTCTTCTTGCCCGACAAATTCTAACTCTGCAAACAATTAAGACCAGTCAGCCACGCTGGTCTTTTTTGTTGTTATACTACAAACACCAGTTGATAGTAGGAGGCAGTCAATGACAGTAATTGAATACATAACGGATCAAAGTCCATTTGTGCTGTGTTTGATGAGTGATCTACACATAGGTGGCTTACACGTAGATTACAAACTGATTGAAAAGGAATTAGCCGATGCAAAAAAGCGCGGAGCTAAGATACTTATTAATGGTGATGTATTCGACGCCATACTTCCCGGTGATCGCAAACGATATCGCGCTAATAATCTTCACCCTCGTTTATACGACGCTGGAGACGATATGCTTGGCGAATCTATACGGTGGGCATATGAAATCCTAGCTCCATATAAAGATGACATTATTATGATTGGAGATGGAAATCATGATGATGCCGTCGCAAGATACCACCACATAGAGCCTGTTAAGCATTTAATCGTAATGCTAAATGGTGCTGACGGTAAGATTCAATATGGCGGATATCACGGCTTCATTCATGTACAACTGCGTCCTTTTAGCGACACTCATTACGGACACTACGTCATTCACTATCACCACGGAGCCGGGGGCGCCGCGCCAGTAACTAAGGGCGCTATCACCTTTTCAAGGGCAGCTATGTGGATAGAAGGTGCAGACGCTATTTGGCGTGGGCATACACATCACAGGCAAGCTGGCAGGGACAACAAGGTAACGTTTAACAAGAGTGTTGTTGTGCCAGAGAACAGAGTGATGACACGAGATGTGCTTACACTGCGTACTGGATCATACTTTGACACATATGTAGGAACAACTAGCGAGCAGTTGTTAAAACATGGGCGTAGAGATTCATATGCTGCACTGTGGGATTCTCCCACTCTCCCTAAAGGTGGACTTATGCTTACTTTAAATGCAGTCCATTCTAGGGACGTTCGCGGTAAAGGAAGTACAGTACTTGTTAAAGATACATTGGAGATGTAATGACTATATTGCAAGCGTTTATTGTTGGTGTCGCAATAACATCGTTAGTGTTTTATGTCTATGACTACATTGCTGGGTACTTTGATTACCTGAAATTTAAAAAATGGTTGGTTGAAGTTGATGTAGACATCAGGTCATTAAGTGAATTAGACTTTGACAAGTACTTTGCAATGTGGGAAATAAGCAAATTACCAAATATAGTCATTGAGGAAGTAAAGGACAGGAGCAACGACAATGGCATCAGCGGAGAAAACGGATCCAAGTAAGTGGAAAGCTATTGTCTCGCGAGTCAAATCAGGTACAAAGGGTGGAGATCCCGGCGAGTGGTCCGCCCGTAAAGCGCAACTTGCAACTCAACAGTATAAGAAGTCTGGTGGAGGCTATAAAGGCCCTAAAACAAGCGACAATAGCCTAGCTAAATGGACAGATCAGAAGTGGAAAACCAGTGATGGGTCTCCCAGTGAAGGCAAAAAACGCTATCTCCCTGAAAAAGCGTGGGGTGCTTTATCATCCGGAGAAAAAGCTGCTACCAACCGTGCTAAAGCTGCAGGAAATAAAGCCGGAAAACAGTACGTAGCACAACCAAAATCAATTGCACGTAAAACCCAAGGATATCGATAAAAAAAGCCCCTCTGTGAAGGGGGTTTTATATACTTACGGTATAATTAACCACAACCCCAGTTGGTGGAATGGTAGACACGACGGACTTAAAATCCGTTTCTGCAAAGAGTACAGGTTCGAGTCCCGTACTGGGGATGGAGAAGAATATGGCAGCAACACTTAAGTACGTTCAACCCGATGCAGAAGAGTTTATGATTCACCTTGCCCGTGTTTCATCTGACAATGAAGACAACCCTGAATACGTAAGACTTTTACATTACTGTATGCGAGAAGGTCATTGGTCTGTATTTGAAATGGTAGATGTTGTTATGGAAATCTACACATCAAGGGCTATTGCAGCACAAATCTTACGACATAGAAGTTTTCATTTTCAAGAATTTAGCCAACGTTATGCTAATCCAAGTAAAATTGAGTTAGATCTTCCAGTAATGCGCCGTAAAGGTAGTAGTAATCGGCAAGGCAGTGTTATGTTTGAAGATCCTGAAACACAATACCAAATGGATAACAAAGCACTGGCTCCTGTGTTGGTTGCTATTCGAGCTTACGATGATCTTGTTAAATCTGGTGTGGCTTTAGAGTCAGCCCGAATGGTACTGCCACTGTGCGTCGGTACACGCCTGTACATGAAGGGTAATGTACGTGACTGGCTACATTACTGCCGAGTGCGAATGAGTGCTCATACGCAGCAAGAACACCGTGAGATTGCTAATGATTGCTGGAATGTGTTATGTAAAGTACTGCCTAACGCAACAGCAGCATTTAATGAGTACCACATGTAATGGAATCTATGGGTTGCGTAAGCACGTTAATGATAGCACAAGGGTATGACTCAGACGTAGAAGTCATACACAGGCAAGATGACGTATATGTAATTAAGTGGAAAGATTACTCGACAGTAGTGTTTTCATTGCCAGAGGCAGTGTTATTTCTTGATACCGTACAGGGTCAGGGAGCCAAGATACCTTGGCGTTTTATGCAAGATATTGCCATCAAGGCAATCAGTAAATTAATGGAGAACCAAGATGACAATCTTAAAGAAGAGTAATCAATCAGATATCGAAGTTGTGCAATTAACGCCAGACAAGTATGGCCTTTGGGTTAATGACAATTTGCATGGTGAATACACACTCGAAGATCTTGCTGTAACAGCAATTCTTTTAAAGAAAGATGTAAAAGTCCCAAGCAAATGGCTTAATGAATTAGCCTATGTTGCACTAAAGCACGTAATGAAGAAGCTTACGGAAACCACCGTATGAAATCTAAAAGCTTAGAGTTCCAATGGTGTGGTAACGATGAGCATCAAGCAGGTCACGAGCCAGTGCGCAAAACGCAACTGGCTAGTGGTCTTGATGTAAAAGCATATTTAAAAAAACAAGTTGTTATAAAGCCCGGACAAACAGCTCTTATTCCCACTGGTTGGCGAGTAAAGATGGATCCGGAATACGAACTACAAGTGCGATCACGCAGTGGTATTGCATTAAAGTATTCAGTATATGTACTTAATTCACCGGGTACTGTAGATGCAGATTACCAAGGTGAGATTCAAGTCATATTGCATAACGCAGGTCAAGAGCAGTTTGTTGTTGTTGACTGTATGGCAATAGCACAGCTTGTATTGTGTCCTGTTGAAAGATGCCATGTAACCATTGTGCAGACTGGCAATTTGTTTGAAGAGACGTCAGGTAGAGGTCAAGGTGGATTTGGCTCTACCGGAGAGTTTTAATGGATAACGCCCACTATCGAAAACACAAGATTCAAACCGTGCATTGTGCATGGGAATGGGATTTAACATGGGCAGAGTTTAATGCCGTTAAATACATTGAACGCGCTGGAGATAAACCCGGTTCAACATATAACGATGACATTAATAAAGCTATCTGGTACTTGGTTGCAACCGTTACCCATAGCGATGTGTTTGCTCAGCAGGTTGTTGATTCAATTGAAGAATACTGCAAAGCTAAAACTCAATCGTAGTCACAACCACATTCAGATTTCTTCTTACCGCAGCTTGGGCAAGTCTCAGTATTCTCAACTTTTTTGCCCTTCTTCATACCCTTTTTCATGCCACTCGCCATGCCGGTTTTATAGATGCCGTCTGGTTTCATCTGTTTAATTTCACGTGCCATAACAAGAGTTTACTGTGAATAAAATGAACTGCATATACCGTAATACGGTATAATCAAAACGGAGGAAAGAATGTTTAATAACGTATCACTTGTAGGACGATTGACTGAAGATCCGTCAACAAAAGAATCACAACTTGGTAAAAGTTATACAACCTTTTGCATTGCTGTAGATCGTAAAACCAAAGACAAAGAAGCTGACTTCTTTAACTGTACATTATTTGGAAACTCTGGTGTGGCTTTAAACGAGTATGCACAGAAGGGTCGATTAATAGCAGTAAGCGGTAAGGTCCAGATAGACAAGTACACAAATAAAGATGGCGTAAAAATGCAAGCTATTAAAGTTATTGTAGATAACTGGTCACTTCTTGACTCACGTAAAGAACAATCAGATGTTGTCCAACCAGTTAGTCGTAAACCAACTCAAAACAATAATCAGGATATTGAAGATCCGTTTGCTGACGATTAATCTAATAACTTATTTACTAATGCTATGTTGTAAGCTTTCTGTCTTGCGCCAACACCACTTACACCTAGTTTGAAGTAAGCGTTTTCTAAATAGAAATGTACAGTCCTTGGACTAATTTGTAGTTCAAGGGCTATTTCTTTTGACGTTTTATTTTTACCTAATAAGGTAACAACTTCTTTTTCCCGCTTGGATAATTGCATCATATTTCCATTCTACCGCAAGTAATGTCTTGCCATGGTAGGTAGTGTATGATAGTGCTGAGGTGCATTAAATGGGTGTAGTTAAGAAGTATCAAAATCCTGCAGGTGGATTAAATGCTGCTGGTCGAGCGCACTACAATAGGACTACTGGTTCTAACTTGAAACCACCTGCTCCTAATCCTAAAACACCTAAAGATGCTGGTAGGCGCAAGTCATTTTGTGCTCGAATGGAAGGCATGAAGCGTTCGCGTACTAGCGCTAAAACGGCTAACGATCCAAATAGCCGTATCAATAAATCCTTACGAGCGTGGGACTGCTAACATGGCAGTTAAATCCGCTGGAGAAATCCTAGCGTCTTCAAACCGCAATGCGTCAGCTGCGGATAAGAAGAAAAATCCAAGACTCAATAGAGTTAAATAGAGGTATAGGATAATGGTGAAGAACGCAGCTGCATCACGTGGTAAAGCTATGGGTATGGCAGCATTGTTAGGTATGGCAAAGGGAGCTAAATCAAAACCAGCTCCGGCAAAGAAAAAGGCTGCTGCTAAGGCAGGGCGTGGTGCAAAGAAGGCCATGATGCCTCCAATGGGACCAATGGGACCAATGGGGCCAATGGGGCCAATGTAATTTCAGGTAGGTAAATATGGCGTCATTACTGTCTAGTCTTATCATGGGTAATTCGGCTACTATGTCGGATAAAGATAAAGAGATACCAGCAGCACCTGCTGTTGGTGGTCCAGTGCCAACAACACAAGCACAGCAGCCACAACAACAACCTCTTCCATCTATACCGCCAATGGCTAACCCACAGCCACAGACTACACAACCAGCGCCAGTAAAGCCACAAGGTATGCCCGGATTGCCTAGTCTTCCGGGTTTACCTCAAATGGGTGGTTTTAACTACGATCCAATGGCAGCTCTATCTAAGGGATTAGTAGATATGCCTAACGCATCAGGAGCAGGTCTCAGTACCCGTATTGATGTGGGTGGATTAGATAACGCAAGCGCACAAAAACATGCAGTTGGATTAGACATGTTTTTGCGATCAAGTAGCACTGGTAAAGTTGCATCTGGTTCTGAGTTAATTACTAAAATGCAATCATGGCTTGGCAAAGCTACTGGTGCAAAGGATCAAACTGCAGGAACAAATAGAACCGATGTAATTGGTGACGATAAGTTTTTACAGTTAGTCAATAAGACAGCAGAGTTATACAACACTGGTGATCCAACTAAGCGAAAGATGGCAGATGCATACGCTAACGGTGTTATGTATTTAACAACTGCTTATTCTAGGAATGATGATGCTGGTGTTTCTGGTGCAAAAGATTATCTTGAAACACTCGTTGATTATACGGATGAAGATTTTCGAGATCCTAAAACCCAAACGTATTTAGCTCGACAGGCAGCATCTGTTATCAAGCCATATGTAACTAATAAGTCACTTGTGCAACTTGATAAAGAAAAAGCAGAAGTAAGCCCAGAAACCGTACGAAAAAAACTTATTGGTAATGTTCTTTATGATTATGTACAAGGACGGTTTACTGAACTTAGATCAGATGCACAATCTGGATCACCTACGGCTAATAATGCACGTAAGACATTAAACATATTTGAATCTGCATACGGTGATTTATCAAAACCAACTATTGAAGGAAATAAAGATAGACAAGTCCAGATGTTTATGGACTCACCTCAAGGGCAAGCGTTAATTGACGATGCTTATGAGCAGTTTGATGGTCAAGGTTTATTCAATACAAAAAAAGCCCAAGACTTATTAAAACGAATGGGTGGACAAGTTCGTGGAGAACAAGGCCAAGGTGAGATTGATCCAGCTACGCAGGTTACTCCACAAGAATTAAAAGACTTCTTTGGACAGACACGTATGAAGCGATACGTATCTGGCGCAATGAATATTGATCCATCATTAAGCGATGAAGCAGCTTCACGATTTGATCCAAATAATCCAGATAATGATGAAGTATATTCTGCATTAACACCCGGTGGTGTAAAAGCTTTATATGGTCAAAAGGACGGAGCATTAGTAGGCGATATGTTCCGTGCAGGTAAGGAAGATCCTTACATGTATGACATAAGCTCTAATGTATCTGGAAGTCAAACGCAATCACCGCAAGCTATTACTGGCGCAAACAGTGGACGAATTACATCTCGTGCTGAGCTTGCTGGGTCAATGGCTTCAGGTTTAAACCTTAGTGAAGCACAATTAGAACAGGTAGGACGTAAGTTATTCTCAAGCATTGACGATGTAAATGATTTTGTAACTGCTGGTATGAATAGTTACGATATTGAATCAGATATTCTACCTAAGATTACTTCAGACATTAGTTCTGTACGTGCAGGTAAAACAGGTGGCCTTGCAACAGGTGGCACATCAAAAGGTACATACAACTTAATCACTGATACTTTTAAGGCTGTAGATGCTGTTATTCCCGGTGGTGCACAGCAATCATCATGGATGAGTAAGAAGCGTGTACTCAATGATATTGCTGTGCAAGCTCGTAACTTAGAAGGCACCGCAGTTGAGCAGTCTGGTTTATCGTTTGCTAAATTACCTACGGGTGAAAATGATTTTAACCAACCAATATTGCCAGTGCGTTCAGACCAGATTAGTCGCATCCAAGTTTTGCAGGGCATGTTTGATTATGCTGGTAAAAATGCTAGATACCGTACTGATCTACAAAATCTAATTAAAAGTGCAATAGACAAAGTTCCGTACAACGGAAACATAAAGATGACTCCATCGCAGATGTCATCGTTAGTTGGTTTATATGCTTCACGTTTAGAAGACGCTACATATGCAAATTCAAATACTGATGAAGTCTTTCAGTCAATGTTTGGCATCAAAGCAAGTGACTACAGCAAAAAAGATTTAAGAGCCAAGATATTAAAATCACTACAAACAGGAACACCATCAAGATTTAAAGCACTTGCATCTACAATGCAAGTGACACCTGAAGGTGGAACAAGACTTATACCTACAACTACTGCTGGAACAGTAATAGATAATGCATCTGCAATACCCGGAGGTACTGGGGCTGTAGGTGGTCGTTCAAGTAAAACTGAGAGGACAGCACTCGATAGAGTACAGCGAAGCATGGATATTGTAAATACAATATTTAGCGACGCAAAAAAATCAATCCTTGGTTACACAAACAGTGTTGGCGAACAAGTAGCTGGTGGCGAAGCACCAAAGGGTAACTTTAAAACTGAAGTCCTAAACGCATTCGATAATTCAATCAAGTCATCATTAGCTCAATTCAATATTAATCCACAAGACAAAGTTAAGTTTGACAGTATGATCTCTAACATTAGGGAGCAGCTTGCAGAATCCGCAACTACGGAATGGATGAAGGGCACAGTCTCTGACGCCGACATTGATGGTGTTTTTCAAAAGTATCGCCCATCAATGACTTCTATTTCTGCGCAGTATGCAGGTCGAGAAGATACAGATGTGGCCTCGCGACTTAAACCTTCTGAATCTACAAACCAAGTTCAAATTGATTCTGGTAAAAAAATCTACAATGATGCTGTTGCAGCATTAGGTGGTGAGATTGGTGGTAGTGAAAAGGCTGGTGATACAAAACAAATTGAAACAGTTTTGTCTGCAAAAATTGCAGCAGCTGAAAAAGCTAACAACTATGACTATGTAGAATTTACAAAACGTTGGTATGCAAATACAACAAAATCACTTGATGCAGCAAAGCGTGATGCAGATATACAAGCAGCTGTTGTAAAAAATGCTGATGCAGATATTGTTAAATTACAAGAAGCTAAGGCAAAAACTGGACAGACACCAGAAGGTTTGAAAAAAATTGATCGAGCAATTGCTGCATTAGAGCGAAAAAAAATTCAGGCAAAACAAAAGGGAACAGATGCACTTTCATTATTGCAAAGTCGCATGTATGATCTTGCCTATAATAGTCCTACAGAGGAATCTTACAGTAAAATATTAGATGACCGTAATTCTGAAACAAAAGCCAATGAGGCTATAAGCGGACGCTATAGAGATATTAGAGCGCGAGTTCGTGATAAAGGATTTGACAGCTTATCTTTAAGTGATAAACAATTTTATTACGAGCAAAGTCTACAGCGTTACCGAGAAGGTGAATCAAACACTATAGGTGTAGGTCGGCCTACGCGTTTAGGATTTAATAGTTTTCTTGCAAGTGCACAAGGTGTCAACTGGACTGTTGTAAATCCAGAATATGAATTGATTGACGATAACGCAAGAGCACCAGCATATTTAGTAGAAGTAAAAGATGACAAAGGAAAAACTATAGGTCACAAGTTAAATGAAAATGTCAAATTTGCATTTGAATGGAAAAAGGATGCAAAGACAGGTCGTTTTACTGACGTAACAATCGTAGCTAGTGAGTATATAAAACAAGGTAATAATAGTCAGCGCACATTACGTAAACAAAAAATTGAAACTGGTTTAGAGACTGCAATCTACAAAGCAAAGAATTTTGAAGTAGATTTAAATGCATCTTTAAAAGTTCTTGACAGCACAACCACAGGTAAGACATACGGTGGTATTACTAATGGCACGAGAGTAAATAGAGGTGCATCTAAGTTATCTGGTGCGGTTCGCGATTTACTTGATCTTACGTCTCAAGAAAATCTTAATGCTGCAAACCAAAATAACGTCAAACAATTAAAAGCTGCAGTGCTGCAAGGTTTAAAAGATTCTGGAAGAGCTAACCCAGAAGAGTATCTTAAAAACTTAATTGAAAGCAACAAGAGTAGTAAGGCTTTACTAAACTTTGCTGACACATTACGTGTGAAGATGTCAGATCGTATTGACGCATTTGCTGGTAAGGGCACTGGTCGCGTACGTACACCTCAAGAAATTCAAGATGATATTTCTAATTTTTTTAATACGACTGAAATGTCTGCCGAGGATACTGCAAAAATACGTAATGAAAAAGCTGCGTTCTTACAAAAATTTGGCTTTGACGTAAAAGAAGTAACAGACGCAGATGGTAACAAGGTTCCAAAAACATTACCTAATGATGCAGTTGGCGAGGTAATTTCAATACTTGACTCAAAAGGTAAAGTATCACTTACTACACAAAAAGAAGATATAGCATCTTTGCGTAATGCTGTTTTTCAAAAACTACGACCGTTGCAAGAAAAGTTACAGAAAGAAGTAGATGGACTAAGTCAAGGTGATTCAGGTCGTATTGCAAAAATAGCTGAAGCTAAAAAGTTATCAGGACTTGCTGGAAAGTTAAATGCTGCGACATCTGAAGGTGAATTGACTGGTGCACTTTTAGAATTTAATACAACTAACAAGGTAATAAAATCAGCTCAGGCAGTTGCGCGTGATTGGCGTACAAGAAAAGATTTACCGTTAACTGATGTTTACTCCCAATATAAATCACTTAAAGATAAAGCCACAGATGGAAACATATCGGACGTTGAAAGTAAACGATTAGACACACTTACTTTAGTTTTAAATAAACATCTTAAATCTGTTGCTCCAGAACTAGGTGCAAAACCATTGTTTGAATTAAACAGGATTGACAAACTAAATAGTCAAGAATCCGGTGTTTACAATCAGGCAAATGCAGCTAAAGATAAAGTTCCATTCCAAGTACTGTTTGGTGAATCAGCTAAGAGGATAGAACGAACTAACTTACCTACGGTATACATGAGTCCAGAAGATCAACGAAAGGCTTTTCAACAGTGGAATAAAAAATTATCTACTAACGATAAAAAGCGTTTGGCACGAGAAGTTGAGATTGCACAAATAATAGGCTTAGATGTAGATGCTACGAAAGCAAAGCTTGGTGACTTGTGGAGATCTGTCAATAACAAGTGGCAATCAATGAACGCCAAGGAATGGGTCGAATACACTTACGGCTTACCTGATGAAGCACGGCAATATCTATTACAAGAGTATCCGTTCCAATCACAAGAACTAATGCCTAATGAATTAGGTGATGACTCAGGGCTTACACGCCAAGAAATAAATAAACGATTAAAAGATAGTGTTTCACTAACATTGACTCCGGGTGGGCATGTTGTTCCAGCTAAAAATACATTTACATTAAGCGCCCCACAATTTGTAAAAGAAAATAGATTACCAAGTAAACCAAGATACGCAGAATCGTTACAATGGAAAATTAACAACTCAGCTGTTGAATATCTTGATGTGTTAGTTGAAAATTCAAATGATTACCGTTACGAGGTAAAGGGGCCTGATGGAAAAATATTAAAAAATCAGACTGCTAATACATTTACAACTGAACCAGATGGTAAGTCTAGAATATTAAAAAAAGGATATAAGGTTTTAGGTGCAACTGTTACGTCAGTAGATGCTGATGGCAATAAAGAAACAAAAGACGTACCTATTTCCGAAAAATATAGAATTGGTGGAAAGCAAGTTGATGTACCTATATACAACAGGGGTGCGTTTTTGCAGTCACGGATGTTACAACCCGGATTTGACGTAGATCTAATTGATCAAAAATTAATTAAAAAAGAACCTATTGTAAAACGCCTTACATTTGAATCGGCTCCAGTTCAAGAGGGTAATCGACTAGGTTTTGAGTATGAAGGTAAACAGTTCTGGATTGGTAGGAGTGATTACTTGGATTTTGTAAAGCAGGTAAATGAAGGAAAAGTTGACCGAAAAAATGTACGTGAATTAGTTACTGCACTTGTTTCTCGTGTGCGAGCAAGTAAAAAATCTGGTGAAGGGGAAGTATATACTACTGTAAGTGCAAAGTCGATAAGTAAAGATAATGCCAAAGCTATTGAAGGAATCAAGATTCCAGAAGATATCCAAAATCAAATTATTGCTGACGCAGAAGCTAAAGGTTTTGGTGGGTTAATTGGAAAAGCTAAAAGAATGAGTTTTGCTGGTGTACTGCTCTTAGCCTTAAAGGAATACGGTAAACAGGCAATACGATCATTTGGCCAAGAGGAGTCTAAGAAAAATGGAAAATGATTTTACTAAATATCTAATGTCTAAAGTTGAAGGCATTAAAGCAAATCCAAAACGGTTGCTGGGTGCATTAGGAGAAATCCCATCTTGGTATTTTAATAGAGCACCAGATCAAGCTGATATCTTTTCTAAACCCGGTATACGAAATAAAGTAAACGCTGCTGTTGGCACAGGATTAGTTGAAGCTGCTAATTTTGGCAAAGACGCATTAGAAGAAATGATATTTAATGGAATATCCGCAGCAATGATTCCAGAAACGGGTGGCACTAGTGCATTAGGGTTTTTACCCAAAATGGTTAATCCTGCAAAGACTATTATTAATTTTGCTACAGATGCAGCAATGGATGAATTTGTCAACCCAATGCTTTACGATCTAGCCGACAACGACATTAACCTAGGGGGGCGTTTACCAAAAGCTCCGAGTTGGTATAAAGGAAGCGGTACGCAAAAAGTAGTAAACGCTGCTGATAAAAAAATTACAGACTTTGCAAGCTTTGTTTCTAACACGCATCCTCAAAGTAATATCATCCGCAAGGCAGCTGAGTATGGAGATAAAACTGGTATTGCAGCAAGCAAGGCAAAAGATAAGATTACCAAAATACGGTAAGTAGGTATATTATGTGTTATGCCAGATCAAGAGACACGGTACATAACGAACGGAAATAACAAAAAAGTTAAACTGTGCGCAGCTCAACTTGGTGAAGGGCGTCAGTGTAATGCTGCTGCAATGCGTGATAAAGATTTTTGCAAGCACCATGGTGGTAAGGCATTAGTTGGACCTGATAGTCCTACGTTTAAAACAGGATTGTGGTCTCAGCAAAGAAAAAGGTTTTCGACAGTAGCACCTCAACTACTTGAAAAGATAGAGGCACTGCGAGAAGATCCAGACTTATATTCATTACGAGATGACACTGCATACATTACTGCCGTACTTGACATACGTGCTGAAGCTGCATCTTATGGAATTAGTAAGGAGTTATACGAAGAACTACGCGACCAATATCATGTTTGTAAAGTTGCGCCAGAGGAAGCTTTTGATAAAGAGTTTAAAAAACTAGGTTCAATGATTAACAATGGTATTGATTCAATGAGGGCAAGTGATGATGTTATTGCACTAATCCAGAAACGTGCGGACGTAATTGAAACAGAACAACGAATGGCGCATGCAAAGTCATACACTCTTGAGGTTGATCAAGCGTACAGTCTAATTATGCAAATATTAACTGTAGTTAAACAAACTGTAAGAGACCCTGAGCAAGTTAGAGCTATATCTGACGGGTTTGCAAAAATATTAAAGGTACATCAAAGTAACACAGAGGAGATACTAGATGCAGAAGTTATTAGTTAATACCCGCGCTACTCCTCGTGGTTTTAAAAAGTTTGTTCGTCCCGGTAAGGATTTGTCTGTTGCTTTACTAGAAGCTGTGACAGCTGACTTAAATGAATATGCAGACACTGGTGCATTTGATGGTGGATCAGCCTTTCCAATTCAAGGGCACGATATGCCATACATGGATTGGTTACGTGTTTACGCCCCACAATCAGCCCCAGCAAAAATGGGAGAACATCACATACGCGCATGGAATTGGGCAGAGAGTATAGAAAATGGTAATCCTCCACCTGCGCTAATTGAATGCTGGTTTCGCGGTGGTGGTAAATCAACGACAATGGAATTGATTTCTAGTAGATTAGCAGTCAAAGCATCACGACGTTTTTTGTTATATGTCTGCGCTACACAGGATGCTGCTAATCGTCACGTAAGTGATATTGCTGGTGTTATGGAACGTTGTGGTATTGAGCGAGCTGTAAACCAATATGGTTTTTCTCGTGGATGGAATGCGCAAAAATTACGTACAGCTAATGGTTTTAACGTCTTGGCATTTGGATTAGATACCGGAGCACGTGGTGTAAAGTTAGATCACTTGCGCCCAGACATGATCATCCTTGATGATATTGATGAACTAGATGACTCAGTAAATGCTGTTGAGAAAAAGATAAGGACTATTACGGCAACTATTCTTCCAGCTAAAAGCGTTGACTGCGCAATTGTATTTGTTCAAAACAGAATACACGCGAATAGTGTAATGTCTCGTGTTTTGTCTGGTGAACTAGATATGTTGCAAGACCGCATACAGTCACCAATCATTCCTGCAATTTATGATCTTATTTATGAGCCAGCGGAAAAAGATGATGGACGCATGGGGTGGAAGATTGTTTCTGGTCGTGCTGCGTGGGATCACAAGAATTTGGCAGTGTGTCAGAAAGAGATAGATGACTTTGGCTTGATTTCGTTTTTACGTGAATGCCAGCATGACGTTGGTGTTGGTGGTTTGTTCTTTCCACAATTTAAGCCAATTGATAGCAATGGTAATGGATGGCATGTAGTAGATCACATTGATGTACAACCATGGTGGAGATTTTGGGCAAGCCACGACTTTGGAACTGGAGCACCGGCATGTTTTATTCTTTATGCAAGTGATGAACGTGAAAACGTATATGTGTTGCATGAATGGTATGAAGCTGGAAAAACTAGCAGTATGCAAGTCGATGGCATAATTGAACTACTAAAAAAGTACAAGATAGCTGAACCTAAAAACAAAACTAATGAGAATGGTGCATATAACACTAAGTTGGAAGCTATTGCTTTTGACTGGGCAAATACTTTTCCACCTGAAAAAGTTGACCAAAGAATTGGCGAGTATCCAGTTGAGATATGGTGGGAACGTGGTCTTCCTGCTGTGCGAGCAGTTAAAGATCGTAAAGCAGGATGGAACCGAGTTAAAGAATGGCTTATGGCATCTGAAATGGTTGACGGAAAAGTTAAACCAAAATTTGTAATTAATCGTAATGGTTGCCCAAATATTATTAAACAGTTGTCTGACACAATGACGCACACTAAAGATGCAGATGAAATTGACTCAGGTACTAGAAATGATCACGCCATCGACAGCTTACGTTATGGATTAATGTGGCGAGAGCATCCTGTCAGATGCCCAGAAATAGATGAGCGTGAAAAACGCAATGCAAACAATAAGCCAGAGTGGTTAAAAAATAGGAACCTAGACGAATGGTTGTAATTGAAATATTAAGTTTTATCTGTGCTTTATGTACATGCATTGCAAGTGTTATGTCTTATCGTATTTTGAGTGACATAAAGAACATAAAGATATACTCAAAAGAAATATATGATCGCGAGGGCTGGTTATAATGTACGACATCAGTAAACTTTCAGCAGCAGTTAGGAATGGTAAACCACGCATCTCTGCTTTTGAAAAGAAGAATAACATTGGTACTGTCGGGTCTACTCCGTTAGAAGATTCACGACTTGATGACAAAGATAATTTAGAATTAGATGTAACACCTAAAGACTGGAAAGTAAACGAACTTGAACAACCAGAAGAAGCTCGTAAGATTACTAAGTTCGTTCAACAACAGTTTGATAGTGCACAAAAAGCCCGAACTGACATGGAACTTGAGTGGGCATTAGCAACAGCTTTTTTTGAAGGCAGGCAGTGGTTACGTATTGGTAGTCAAGGACGTAATATTATTCGTTTGCAAAATCCAAGCGAGCCTAATCGTTATATGACTGTCAATAAACTCAGGCCATTAATTGATGGAGTAGTTGGCAAGTTAACACAATGTGCGCCAGATGCTACTTCTGTTCCGTTATCTGATAGTCCTCAAGATAGAGCAGCTAGTGATGAAGCCAACTTTATTGCTAAGCATTACAACAGAAAATTTGGCAGAGAAACTCAAACTAAAGAACGTGTTCGTTGGGCTTGTGTTTGCGGTACATCATTTTTAAAGGTTTATTGGGATAGTCGTAAAACACAAGTTGTTCCACAAATGGATGTTGATGGACAGAGTGTTGTTGGCCATACCGAGATGCGAGTTGGTGATGTAGTAGAACAGATTCTTCCAGCATTTGACGTATACATTGATCCATCGGCAAAACGTGATGACGATATTCGTTGGATGATTCACGCTATGATTAAACCGCTATCGTGGTTTGTAGATTCATATGGTGAGGTTGGCAAGAAGGTTGAAGCTGATGCATTAACTGGACAATACTCAGGTTATGTAGATGCGTATATTGATGGAGCTAATGCTGGGGGTAGAGGTTGGGTTCCACCATCATCATCTACATCTAATTCAAATGAAAAGCGCAAGAATGCAGCTGTTGTTTATGAGTACTGGGAGAAGCCATCTAAGCTTTATCAGAACGGCAGATACATTGTTTCTACACAATCAACATTACTATATGCTGGTCCATGGCCATATAACAAAAAGGATTCATTCCCATTCATTCCATTAAGATGGCAGCCACGCGCAGGTACACCATACGGATATAGCCTCGGCTTTGATTTAGTGTCTTTACAAAGTACATACAATCGCATCTACAGTCGTTTACTTGAACAATTTGAAGCGCAAAAAGATTACTTACTTATTGAACGTTTATCTTCCGTTGGTGCTGATGCATACGACAAAGAGAGTGACACCGTAGAAGACAAGAATAGGATTTACAGAAAGGTTTATTACGATCGTGGTAGTAGGCCACCAGCTGTACAGCGAGCACCCGGTATTGGAGCAGACTTATTTCCGCTACTGCAGATGATTGAAAAAGACATGATGGATGTTGCTGGATTGCACGACGTCAGTCAAGGGATGGCACAAGCAGGAACACCTGCTGAGTCTGTGCGGTTATTACAAAAGGCTGACAACACGCAGCACTCGTATGTACGCGCCGACATTGAAATTAGCAATGCATCTATTAAAGAGTGGGAAGTAAGTCTAATTGAGCAATTTGCAATTGTCCCCTTTGTCGGAAACATCGAAGGCGGAATGTTACCTAGAGACCAAATTCAACAAGGCGTTATGCGTTTTGATGCTTTGCGCAATGGTGGGCGGTATAGGATTGTTTATGTTCCGGGATCTAGTATGGACGAAGGACCAGATCAAAGGTTAAACAAGTATGCCACACTGCGCCAAATGGGCGTGTTTGGTGACCCAATGGATCCTGCGACCAATAGGTTGTTTGTACAACTTGTGAACATGCCGGAAACAACCAAGATTCTTGATCACCTTGATGAACAAGAAGCAAAGATGGCTGAGGCACAACAACAACAAATGATGATGCAGCAAGAGGCACAGGTTGCACAACAAGGACAGCAAGCGCAGGTCATGCAATTCAATATGCAAATTGAACAGGCAAAGGCGCAGGTAGAAATAGAAAAGATTAAGGCTCAGATAGCCGCAAAACTTGAGGCAGACATTGCGTTGGCAACCGCAAAGGCTGGACTTGAGGCACAGTCTAATGAAGACTATGCGATGGTTGATATTGGTAAACAGTATGCAATGACAGACTTAGGCCCTGAATCTGGCATAAGTCAAAATGAAGGAGTATAGTTAAAATGTCTGAAGAGATGGTGACACGCACCTCAGACTCACCAGCTGAGGCGTCAGACAATATTGGTCTTAGTAGTTTATTGACAAACGATAGTTCATACGCCAATGAACCTGAAACTGCACCGGCGTTAAACACCGCAGATGATACGTCAGAAACATTAGACTTTTCTTGGTTAGACGATATTGAGGTTGAGGCAACTGATCCACAGGATCTAGTCCGGCAGAAATTAACTGAAGCGTTAAGTGCTCAGAAGACTCCAGAAAGTGTCCCTTACGACAGATTTCGGGAAGTAAATGAGCAAGCTAAAGCTGCTAAGGATGTTGCATCCCAATACGAAAAATGGGCCACTGTTATTCAAGCACTCGAAGCTGATGGTTACTCATCAGGTAGTGAGTTGCAAAATGCATGGGCACAAAAACAGCAACAAGTAAACGAAGATCAAATACGTCAGAAGTATATGCAGATGTCAGAGGCAAACATATTGTCTGAAGATGCTGCTAGAATTTCTGCAGATTTTGAAATTCAACGTATGAAATACGATGAGTTACTTGGTCAAGTAGAGCAAGCCAAGCAGTCACAAGCGTTAGAGCAAGCCTTTAAGGAATATCCATACGCTAGGCGCGGAGAACAAATTGTTCACAATTTAGTTAAACGTGGTATTGACCCAATTGAAGCTGTGACATACGTTCATACTGAACTTGCCAATATGGCTGAATCGCTTGTGCCGGAACTTGCTTCTATGTTTGAGGCACAGAAGAACGTTCCAATCCCCATCGACACTGCTGAATCTGCACAACCCTTAGTCCAAGAGACAACACCAACGCGAGGCTTTGGTGGTGTGTTTAGTAGACTAATGGGTATCGGCAGAAACAACAACGGAATTTGAGAGGCTAAGAAATGGCTATTGATTTCAATGGTGCCCTTACATTAGCGGATCAGGCAATTTTGTCTAACGATCCACTCGTTAAGGAAATCACCAAGAGTTTGCATCAGACGTGGAATGCTGTAAAGGATATTCCTTTTTACACATCTCCATCCCTTCGACAGATCGGTATGCGCTATACCAACTCAGGTATTCCTACTCCTAACTGGACTGGTATTAACTCAGAACCAACTTCAGTTAAAGGTAAGCCAAAGCAGTACGAAGAGCAGATGTTCCTTCTGCGTAACAAGATTACAATTGATAAAGTTCTGCTTGAGCAGCCTAACAATATTATTGATCCTGTAGACGCGCAAGTACAGATGTTCTTAGAGGGTTTTAGTTACGATTTTAATGACAAGTTCATTAATAACGACCCTACAAGTTCTGCTCCGGGTAACTCGGTTGACTGTTTCCCCGGACTTAAGTACCGTTTAAACAATGCTGCACAGTTTGACATGGCTACTGACATGACAATCAATGCTGCTTCTGATATGCGTTTATCCAACTTACTTGCACCATCTACAGCTACTGCTGGATCTGGTGCAGCTAATAGATTTATGTATGATATTCAAACCTTATTTGACAACATGAACGCGCCAGATGGCGATGGTATCGTTTTGTATGTTTCAGAACAAGGTAAGAGAATTATTGAAGCATCTATTCGTGTAATGGGTATTGGTAGTGGTTTTGATATTACTCAAGATAACTACGATCGCCCAGTAGAAATGTATAAGAATGCTAAGATTCGAGTTGTTGGACGTAAATCTGATGGTTTAACATCTGTGATTCCAAACGACGTTGCAATTGCGTCAACAACTTTATCCGATGGTAGTACTGCTGCATTGACTGGTACAACCACGATGTATGCAGTTCGCTATGGAACTGGATACGTACAAGGATGGCAGCCTAAGCCATTTAAGCCTGAGAACCTTGGTCGATCACAAGAAAATGGCATCATGCACAACATCCTCTTTGAATGGGGTTGTGGTCTTTGGATTCCTCACACTCGTGCTATTGGCCGACTTAATTTCAAGGTCAATTAATAAGGAGATAGATTATGGCTAGAGATCTTAAGTTATCGTTTCGATTTGGTACTGGTGTCTTAGGCGCTTCCGCTGGGAATGTCCAGATGCCCGGTACTAACATCACATCATATGCAACATCATTTGGAGGTCTTACTGGTACGGCAGCATCTACAACAAATGCTGTGTCCAACCAGTTGATTTCGTGTCCTTTGGCATGGGGTGGATTTAGTCAAACGGCTAATCCAGTTGGCCCTAGTTATGCTGAAGACGTACCAAATGGTGGTGTAGTGCTTCCGGGTCATTCAAGTCGTAATGATCTAGTTGGAATTGTAGATGTAATTGTAGCTACAGCACTTACTACTGCACAGACGTTTGTTATTCAAGCCTCTGATGATTCTACAAACTGGGTAACAATTGGTACAGCTGATGTCACGGTACCGGGTACTAACCCATCAAACGGTACTGTTGCACTAACTATTGCTGCTGGTACGTTTAACGTATTAACAGCAAGTGCTGCACACGGATTACAACCGGGAGACTTACTTGTTGTTTCTGCAGTTACTACTTGTAACTTTAGTAATGGACATGAGAGTGTGTTGGGTGTTGCTGGAAATGTTGTGGAAGTTAATACAGTACCTTCTACAACTACATTCACAATTAAGTATCCGGGAATCGCTGGTACAACACTCAAGAGTAATGCTCTTGTTTTAAATACATTGCAAGTAGTTGCGTCTGGTACTCCAGCACTTACATTTACTAAGTGTGTAACAAGCGGAGCAAGTGTTGGTGCGCAGCTTATGATTCCACTGGCACCTACAGTAAAACCATATGTCCGCTTAGCGGCATTTGGTGGAGCTAGTGCTTCCGGATTTGCTGTTATCCGTGATGCATACATTGCGCTTGCTCGAACAGGCGTAGCTAGGTAATTGATATGAATCTAGGTCAAATTAAACAGAAGGTAAGAATGATGGGCCGACATTATTTCGGCACAGACTCCGACCGTGACCCGTTTGGCCTAGAGTTTACTATCTTTGAATCAGCCAACCAGATAGCCAGAAAAACTGACTGTCTGGTTGGTAGAAGATATCTTGATATTATTGCAGACACATCTGACTACTGTTCTCCGGATATTTATAAAATCCGCGTATTGAAAGCAAAGGACAGTTCAGGTGAATATTTTCAACCGGAATTACTCAACTATAGTAATCAAATGGTTGACGAGTACAGACATAGAACTGCTGACTCAGTACCTGACGTAATTGTTATTCGCGGAATGAATGCAATTATTCTTTATCCAACTCCATCCATGGCAGTGACGCAAGGACTATTAGTTGAGGGTTACGCACAGCCCGGAGCGTACTGGGCATACGATTCAACGGGCACAGCATTAGAAAATACAGATGCAACTGAGTGTCCACTACCAGATGTTGCGCATGATTGTCTTGTGTATGGCACGTTATACATGAGAGCGTTACAAATGCGAGATGGTGATGGTTTGCAACTTTTTAAAACTGAATATTTAGACAGATTAGGCGCAGTTGAATCATACGCTGCTACGTACGCAAGGAGAGCTGTCTAATGGCTGTTAGCTTTAGTGATTTACGATACGAAACACTACGCCTTTTAAACGAAACAGACTTATCGGTAGTGGGTGAAATTGCTACAGGTAATGGTGCTACTGGTAGCGGTGGCGCTACGTACACAATTTCTTCTAATGAAGGACTGCTTGATTATTTAATTGAAGGTGCTAATGAAATGTGTCGGTCCTGTTGTTATCAAACAGCAACAGTTGCATTAACCACGTCAACTGCGCGTGTTAGAAGTTTTGCTGACACAGTCATTTGGTTTCCACAGATTGCATCTATTGGTGGCACAGCATTAATTCATACTGGCGAACCAGAGCTATACGCTTACGACACATCCTACACCTTAACAACTGGGACGCCAACGCATTGGTTTAGATCTGGTCCATATGACATTGGTTTATACAAAACACCAACGTCTACTGTAATCGTAACACTTACTGGAGCCAGTACACCTACTGCAATTTTAACTGGGTCTGGTACTTATAGTTTTGCGCCCGACGATGTTCTATTAAAAGCTTTACCATGTTACGCTGCATCTAAACTTGCACTAAAGAATTTTGATGACCCATCGCTTGTAGGCAGATCTTTTTGGAAAGATTGGTACGATATTGCAAGGCTTACACTTTGGCAGCAATTGGATAATTCATTAAAAATGTCTGGTGGTCCATTTGCAGTTCCTCCAGTTCAGTTAGGTGGTAAGTGATGGATAAGTTTCAGATTGATTTAAATACGCTACTTGCTGGTTTTGTCGGTGCTCTTATTGGCACTGATTGGAAAAAGATTAAACATTGGCTTCAAGGAGTCATTACAGTTTTGTCTGGCACTGCGTCTGCGCTCTACCTAACTCCTATCATGGCTAATCAATTAGGTTGGGAAAAACCACATCAAATGATTGGTTTATCGTTCCTACTTGGTACTCTTGGCTTACGTACCGTACAAGCGTTTAACTTAGTTATTGAAAAGTCTCTTAAGAAGGTGAGTGAGTAATGGCACAAGTAACAACAAATGTACGCCTTTTATCTGTAGAACAAACAGACACTAAATGAATCTTGTAACCATAACAGAAGAATTAAAAGATGTAGATTACACAGTCGATGGATCTGTTACTTTTAAATTCGTGTCTGGTGACATGGGGTCTAAATCGGACGCCGACATGATTACATTTGCGATGAATAAATTTGAAGATGTAAATATGTTGTTAAAGTGTTTGTTGATTTTAAATTACTATCAAAATCTAGAAGTCGAAAAAACAGCAGTAGCGGTCAATGTTACTATAGATAACTGGGTGACTAAAAATGGCCCGTCTTGACATAATATATCCAGCAAGACTTCCTATTACAAACTCAGTCAATACTGCTGCACAAACAACATTACAGGCAATTGGTGATTACGTAGCAGTTATTAGGCAAGCTGAAGAAGCTGCAACTATTACTGGTGTAAGTATCCATGTAGATACACATAGTGGTGGTACAGGAAATATTGTACGTGTAGGTATACAGTCGGTTGGAGCAAATGGACATCCATCAGGTACATACTTAGGATCAGTTGATAAGGATAGAACAAACGCAAATTTTCCTTTGTTTGGTCCAACAACTCATACATTAGGTACATCTGTTAGTCTTACGCGTGGTCAACTCTACGCAATAGTTGCCGAGGCTTTGTCTGGAACATGGTCTGGAGCAGTTAACTTTCGCACTAATGATAACTATTATGTTAGTTCCGAAAATGATTTATCGTTTCCGTATTTAGCAAATAAAGTTGCGGGGGTACTTTCTAAATCTAATGGCACTGGTGCATACACTCACAGTTGTGTATCTTCAACAACTATGTACGGTACACCTCATAATCCAGCACACGTAACTTCAATAAGTAGTGCCTCATCTCCAAATGAAATTGGAAATTACTTTAGACTACCTACTGGTATTGGTACTAGTTATGCTGTCCTTGGTGTAAGACTCTACATTGGAATGACTGATAGCGCCGGGACATTTGATATTACGCTATATGACAATGCTAGTACAGTTTTGCAACAGGTGTCTTTTACGTGCAGTAATGTTGTCGGAAATACAACAGGCGGATCACAAAGAGATTTTTACTTTGATGAAGCATCGCTTACGGCATTGACTCCGGGTACTTTTTATCGGATTGGTATAAAAGCTACTAACGCTACAGCCATTGGTGCTATGGCAAGTATCTATGTTCCAACATCTCTTGGTATGACTGCGTATACTAGTCCTGATGGATCATTTATATACACGTCACGTAGTGGATCAGGCGGTTGGACTGACGTTGCTGGTCAGATACATTTAATGCGCTTACTAATCAGTGACGTTACTGGTGGCAGTGCTGGTCCATCTGGTGGTGGCCCAGTAGTTGGCGGGAGGTTAATCAATTGATTCCATACATCGGTGATTTTGTAGCCAACAGTACAGTTCGTTATTTTTTTGGTACTAATGCATCTACTGGAGCATCAGTCAACCGTACGACAGCTGGAGCAATTCGTGTATACAAAGGCACATCTGTTACAGAACGTACGTCTGTAGTTGGTATAACCGACACTAGTGGTTTTGATAGCGTTACTGGCTTGAATAGCCTGTCAATTGATCTTAGTAACAATACTGACGCTGGTTTTTACGCAGCAGGGAACGATTACGTTGTAGTGCTAGTTGGCGCAGTAATAGATACACAAACAGTAAACGTACCTTTGTTTCAATTTAGTATTGAGAACAGGTTTTCATCAATTTCAAACGCTGTATGGAACACACTTGAGTCATCTATTACAACAGCATCTACCATAGGCTTAAAAGTTAAAACTAACCTAAATGACACAATTACTAGTCGTATGGCTACGTTTACATACACTGCACCGCCAGCAGCTAGTGATATTTGGACGTATACACCACGAACGCTAACTAGTGGTGCTGCTCCTAGTGCTACAACTATTGCAGATGCTGTTCTTAACAGGAAGTTAGACAGCACAGGTGATGGCACAGATACACTGGATGAGCGTACTGTTCGATCTGCGTTACGTGCAATGCGTAATAAGGTAGTTGTTGCATCTGGTGTAATGACGGTGTCTAAAGAAGACGATACGGCAACGGCGTGGTCTGCTACGCTTTCCAATACTGCTAACGTCACGGTGGATCCAACCTAATGACTACAGTACTTAAAAACGTAGAGTACATACGAGTTACAGTCCCTGTACCAAACTGGATTGTAAAGGCTGATGTCTACGACACAGAAGGTAACAAGGTTGCTGACTTCGGGCCAGATGGTACTGATATTAATAGCTGGTGGAATAGTCAATCGGAAGAATTTCAACTAGATACACTGTCAGTGTTCATTAACTTTATCAAAGATGAAGTGACTCCTTAATGGCTACGTACTATGTAAGAACTCCAGCAAACGGAGGTAGCGATGCTGCTGCTGGTACTAGTACTACTACAGCGTGGGCTACCTTTACTAAGGCGTTCTCAGCGTCAGGGTTTACATCGGGTGACACAGTTTATGTTGAACCGGGAGTTTATCGAGAGACGGTAAGTGCGCTTAACACATCACCTACTACAAGAGCATTTGTCATCGGTGATTATACGGGTGCAATTTTTGGGACTCCGGGTGAAGTGAGATGGTCAGGATTTTTAACAACTGATGATGCGGCTGGTACTGGCACAACCCTGTTAAACATGAACAGCAGAGACAACATTACAATTCGTGGAATTCGATTTGAAAGTGTTTCTAGATGTATTGATGTTCCAAGTGGATCGATAAACATTGACATTGAGGACTGTGTTTTAATTAATCAAAATCAAGGCACTATAGCTATGTCATCAGCCGCAAGTGTTGCTTTAGGTTGCAATATTCGGCGGTGCATAGTAAGTGGTTTATCGGATGCAATATTGATTGTGCCAAACTTAAACGGTGGTAGCGACTGGAATTTAAATCTCAATATTGAAAACTGTGTAATATTATCGACGCAAAACCGTGGCATATTCTTTTCGTCATCGGGCAGTGGTCGTGTTGCGTCTGCTGTTACTGTGAAAAACTGCACTATACGTTCAGCCACAGGTATTCAAGCAGCTACAAACTCTTATGGAACAGGCCCAGCAGGAATTGTAGTAACAAATACTCTGTTCTATCAATGTGTTACAGGTATAACTGCTGGCTCAACAGGTCAGGTATCAGAGAACTTCAATAGATTTGCACTGTGTAGTACGCCGACAACCAACATTGCAACTAACGGTGCTAACACAAATCTTGTTGGTAATGCAAGTATAGACATGGGCAGAGCATTTCTGTTTGATCTTGATCCACGTATGCCTTGGTATATGCCTTACGTTGCTAACATTATTAATGGGGATGGTACTGCTACAAGTATGCCAACCGATGACATACATGGCACTACAAGACCAAACCCACCGTCTATAGGTGCATCAGAACAGACTACACTGTATACAGGTGGTCTTGCGGCTAATCCATTAGCGGGGTACGTGCGATGAGTAAATATATTGGCGATTTTAGTAAGAATGACACAATCACTTTTATGTTTACGACATTCAGGCCGTCAACAGGTGCGCCCTTTCTCTTGGCGGGAACACCTATTGTATCTGTGTACAAAGACAACAATACAACTCAGGATACAGCTGGCGTTACGCTTACAACAAACTATGATGGTGTCACAGGATTAAACTTCGTTTCCATCAGTACGAGTGGTGCGTTTTACGTTGACGGTTCGGCATATGAGTGTGTTATTACTACTGGTACAGTTGACTCTGTAAGTGTTGTAGGCTCATGCGTTGGGCGTTTCACAATGCGTGACCAAGCCTATTTGTATCCAACCACAGCTGGTCGCACACTTGATGCAAGTGCTACAGGACAAGTTATTGTTGTAACAAACAACGACAAGACTGGCTACTCACTATCTGGCACACAGACGTTTAACGTCACAGGCAATATAACTGGTAACGTTACTGGTTCGGTGGGGTCTGTTAGTGGTGCAGTTGGGTCAGTAACAGGTGCAGTTGGAAGCGTGACAAGTGCTGTTACAGTTGGAACAATAAATTCAAACGTAATTACTGCAGCATCTATTCAGGCTGATGCTATTACCGCTGCTAAAATTGCCACTGGTGCTATTGATGCTGACTCGCTTGCTACTGACGCAGTCAATGAGATAGCAGATGGAATACTTAACCGTAGTCTAGCAACGGCTGGATCTGCTGGAAACATAACGATTACTTCCATCGTCGCAAGTGTGTTCCAAGCATCAAACTCATTAGCTGTCAATGATCAAGTTACATTTATCGGAACGGCTCCTACTAGTTTTAATGTCGGACAAGTGTATTACGTCAATGCAAGTAGTTTGTCATCAACCACGTTTACACTTGGAACTGCTCCGGCTGGACTTCCTAATACAACTTCATCCACTGGAGCGTTTACTGCGTCAAACATTTCTGGGCGTAACATGCTGTCGGCTATGAGAGCCATTCGCAATAAGTCAGTCATTTCATCTGGGGTATTGACTGTCTATCAAGAAGATGACACAGCAGCTGCATGGACTGCTAGTGTTGGTTCTGATCCATCGGCTAACCCTATAATAAGTATTGATCCGGTTTAGGAGGAATTATGTCAGCATTTTCAAACTACTTGGAAGACAAGATTATTGGATGGGCGTTTAATAACACGGCATTCCCTACACAACTTGCCACTGTTTATGTGTCACTACATACTGCTGACCCAGCAGATACTGGAGCAAATGAAGTTGTAGTAGGTGCAACTAACTACCAACGCATTGCGGTTGCCGCTGCAGGATGGACTAAAACTACTGGTGGAACCGCAAGTGCAACAAATACAGCTGAAATTGCTTTTCCTTCATCAGGAACCGTAACATGGAGTGCTAGTGGTTCAGGAATTACGCACGTTGGCATATGGGACGCTCAAATAGGAGTTGGCTCACCTAACTTCTTATTCGGTGGTGCGTTGACTACTTCTAGAGTTGTTGCGGTTGGTGACGTGTTTAAATTCTTAGCAAGCAACCTGACTATTAGTGTGACCTAATGGCTGACGGTTATATATCTTGGTGGGGTAAATGGGCCTTTGGTAAAGGCAGTACCGCCGGGGTCGTATCAGCCAGTGCTTCTCTTATTGCACTGGCTTCTCTTACGTCTAGTGGTCTAGTCGAAAAAAGAGGAACGGCTAGTGCTTCTGGTGTTGCAACCGTTACGTCAACGGCTCAAGCAGATAAGTTAGGTGCATCATCACTTACTGGTGTTGCAACCGTTACATCTTCTGCTGTCGTTGAAAAACTAGGGACTAGTTCACTTACTGGTGTTGCTACAGTCACTAGTGCGGGTGTTGTAGAAAAACAAGCAACATCATCAATATCTGGTATTGCAACTATTACAGCAAATGGTGTCATTGCTGGAATCGTAAATGGCACAGCAAATATCAGTGGTGTTGCAACAGTTACTAGTGCGGGTCTTGTTGAAAAACTAGCAAGCAGCTCACTTACTGGCATTGCGTCTATAACATCAGAAGGCGTTGTTCAGAAACTCGGTAGTAGTTCACTTGCTGGTATAGCAACAGTTACGTCATCTGGCCAAGTAGACAAATTAGGCGCATCAGCTCTTACTGGCGTTGCATCAATAGCATCCACAGGTGTAGTTGAGAAACGTGCTACGTCATCAATGTCGGGCGTTGCAACAGTCGTAGCAGATGCAGTAATTTCCGGAATTGTAACTGCTACTGCCAATGTATCTGGCGTTGCATCTATAACATCCGCAGGTGTTGTTGAAAAGCAAGCTACGTCTAGTATCACAGGTATTGCTTCTGTTACAGCAAATGGAGTCATTGGCGGCATTGTAAACGGCATTGCCAATCTTACATGTGTGGCTTCTGTATCAGCTACTAGCGTTGTTGAAAAACTTGGTTCATCAAGTCTTATAGGCGTTGCAACTATAAGTGGCACGTTCACCAAAGAAGTACAAGTTACATCATCAATTACTGGTATTGCTTCTGTAGTAACAACTGGAACACGCGTACAACAAGCAAGCTCTAGTATTACTGGCATTGCAATAGTACTGGGCACTGGGCAAAGCATTATTGCCAACTCTTCAAATATAACTGGAGTGGCAAGTATTACTGCAACTGGAACAGTTGCAGGAATTCAAGAAGCTTGCCCTTGTCCAGACTGGGAAGTCGGTGATTATGTAACTTGCAATTGGAACAATGCTGATTACACTTCCTGCGATTGGTTAGTAACTGGTGGTGTTGGTGTTGCGGTATTGCCATTTACAATTCCAGTTTTTAGGTTATTTGATTTACCAGTAGTTACAAGAACACCAGTATTTACTTGGAGTGGAACTACCGCTTGCGCATATTTTAATAGCACATTTGCGCATTTAGATTGGTTAGTTACTGGAGATTTATCTTGCACATGGATTGATCTTGGCCTTAGTTCGCAACAATGGGCACAAGCCACATACGGCATTGAATATCTTTTGCCACATACTTTACCTATATTCAGGTTATTTGATTACGCCACTGAAGCAGATACTTGCAATTATCAGATTAATATGGCACCTAATGTACAATACGATATAGACAATGTAGCTTTAAGCGTTTATACCAACAATAATGTTGTAGCGTCAGGCTGGTCACGAAAAGGGTGTTCGTAATGGCAGTACGACAAGTCAGAAATAATCAACAACCATTTACGCTCGGTGATCGAAAATTCCAAGGGATTGACACTTACAACGACCCGTCGCGTATTGACGCAGGATTTTGCCAGAGCCTAAATAATTTATTTATAACTGCTGGAACTGTTCGCCCACGTAACGGCTGGGCTTCGGTTTGGTACAACACCACGGGTTCTCCTGCATACGATTTTGCGTTAGCTAACCCTATTCGTGAGTTAACCGTTTTACGTGATGCTGGTCAGACTAGTAGGTTATTATTTGCTAGTGGGACCAACCTGTATACGTATGACACCGCACAGTACAGTAGTCTTGGCACTAGATATACAACTGCTAATCAACCAGTTGTACTGAACGACAGAACAACTGGTAGTGCACTAAACATTACTAATGCTGACAATGTGCGCATGGTGCAATACGGTCGTTATGTATATGGATGCAGTGGCTCTACTAATCAATTGTTTAGAGTGCGCATGAATGGTAGTACTGTAGAAGCCGAGACATTACCAAACTTAAACTACGATCAAATTAAAAACGTAAAACCTGTTGCTACTGCATCGTCGTTACAGGTTATGGCTGGCGCTCAAATAGGCGCAAGAAACACAGCTCCTATTTTGACAAGTGGATTTAGTTCGCTTCCAAGTGCTTCATGGGTAAATCAAATTGGTGACCCAAGTTTTGAGTTAAATGTAAACAGTGGTTTTAACAGGTGGAACTATAACTCTACTGATGTACAAAACATATCATCTGGTGCAACAAATAAATTTGCAACAACTGCTAAAAATCCACAGAACTATATATCTACCCGTGATGGAAGCACTGGTAAACGATGTGTAAAAGTTGATCAAATCCAAGATTACTTACTTCAGGATATGGATGTTCGTTCAATTAATTTAGTTACAGATAGCGAACCATACACGTTTAGTGTTTTAGCTGGAGCTTTAAGTAACGTTGTCACAACAACTTCACACGGATTATCTATTGGTCAAAAGATTCAATTTCAAGCTACTACAGGCGGCGTATCTCTTACAACTATTTATTACGTTAGGACGATTGTCAATACAACTACGTTTACAGTCACTACGGATAGCACGTTGTTATCTGGACCATTCGTATTTACTGCTGTGGCATCAAGTACATTTATAGTATTACGCAACGCGGGTACGTATGTGTTTACTTGCTACCTTTGGAATGAAGATGATCTAACTAATTTTATTAGTAACAACACTATAGACATACGTATCAATGCATATAAAACTACTGATGCAAGTACATTTGCTAGTAATCAGATGATTTCTGGATCTGAGGTTTACTATAACGCTCGCCCTTCTGCTGCTCGAAACTCCAGTGACTGGCAACGGTTCGAGGTATTTGTAGACTTTAGGGAATATGCACACATCATGACGGGTATTCAAATCAGATTGAGTACTGCGTTCGACAGAGGTGGAGCAAGTTATGTATTAATTGAAGATACATCTTTGTATGCCGTTAATAGCGCACTTGCATTATCCGACCCACAAGATGACCCTACTGGCTTAGCTAAGTTAATGGGTAAGCAAGACAATACTACTTTTGAAGCAACATCTCCAATTGATACATATGCGCGATACCTAGAAGGCGAATATATAAAGATTGATTTAGGTGCGACATACTCTTTTACAGAAACTGAAAGTTTAAGTATTAGAGCATCTTTCTCGGAAGTTATTAATTCATCAATTCCACCATTTAGTCTTGGGTTCAGGATAGGTAATAAGACTGAATGGACTGGCCAGTGTTCTTACGACAAAGATAAGGGCTACCTGACATTCCAATTATTCCCCGTTTCACAGGCGTATAGAACATCTGTTCGCTATCTATATTTTAAGTTAGATTATGATTTATCTGTCTTGCGAAACAATGAATGGTGTATATCTTTCGGTGAGGTTACTAAGCAGGGTGCGTTAACACCGTCTAGTAAGTATTCATATGCACTATCTCTGTGGCGTCCTTATACGTTACCATCGTCACCAACTGCAGCAGCAGGAGTAGCAGCATGGGCAACGACACCAGAACTACCAACAGGTGATGGATTTGAAACTACACCTACGCAATTTAGTGCGGACGTAACGATTACTGCGGCTGTTAATCAAGTTACATTGAAGTTATACGCTGGTGATTTACGGCGCATTGGCGGTGGTAACTGCACTTATAAATACGCACTGCTGTACAGAAAAAATGTATTAACCGGAGATGACGTTGGCAGACTGATTGCCATTATTGATTTAGATACTGGTGCATCGTACGTAGATAGTACTAAGTGGAATGGTGCAACGTCTTCATTCTCAGACGTCGCAACCAACGAAATTACGTTTACCGATCAAGTACAAGATTCTGGATTACTATTTGACAACGGCATTGGTACACGTGGATATAGATTACGATATGGCCGTGATTCATTTCCTACAGGCTGTACATCTATTGCTGTTTTTAACAGCCGATTGTTTGTCTCAGTCAACAATACTATTTACACAAGCTGGTTATTAGATCCTGCAAACGAGTACGGCATTTACACAACTAATGTCCCAGACTTCAACGACGCCATGATGAAAACTAAAGGTACGAGTTTTAGCATTTCATCTAGGACTGATGAAGAGCAGATAATGGATATGGTACCAATTGGTGGCGATGGTCTTATCCGTGAAAATAGTACATCTGCAGCTTTAGCAATTTTGCGTGAACGATCTACTTATCTCCTTACGGGAGATAATCCTTCAACGTTTGCAAGTCAAGGATTCTTGCAAGGTGAAGGGACAGGATTACTTGCTAAGCGTGGGGCTTGTATTGTCAATGGACGCCTTGTGTATCTAACGTCTTCTGGCATTATGCAACTTACTGGTATGCAATTAGAAGCTATTGGACTACCGCTAGAAGGTGTACTAAACATACGCAGTCAAGACTATGGGCCATTATCGTCTGCTTCATATATTAATGCCGCTGCTTATGCACAGTCTGAGTTATGTGTACACGACAGACGCATACACGTTTTAGCTCCGGTTGCTGGTGAAGCATCAGGCTCTACCTGTACTCGCATGTACGTGTACGACACACGTATTGGTGGTTGGGTTAACTGGACAAATCCTACAGCATACACATCTATGGTGTCTGTTGAAACTGCTGATGATACACAAGAGTTATATGTAGGGAGCAGAAACGGAAAGTTATTTAGGTTGGAAGGTTTTTCGGACGTTGTATATGGTTCGTCAACAAGAGTAAGTACTGGCATAACGTGGAGTTTAGTATCCAGAGAATATGGTCAGTCTGCAGCAGAAGGTAACATGTATTACTCTGCAAATAAACTACACAGTTTAAACTTTCATTTAAGTAACGACTCCGCAACAACCATACAGACGAACTGGTCGTTGACTGGAATGAATGGCATTTCCAGTACAGGTTCGTATTTGTGGCCAGCAAATAAAGAAAGTGTTGTATCTCAAAGGCATATACAACGATCTGCTGACAGACAAACATTTACTATTACTGTTAGTGGGACAACCAGTACTGCGTGGAAGTTATTTAGTTTCCACGCTACGACTACAGAAGGTAATACACCAAGAGCTTAATCATGCCAATCATTGCTCCACTTACATACCCAAACGACTTAGGACGATCAGGACAACCAGAGCAATTATCTGGCAGAGGTAAGTCTTCTGTGTCTGTGCGTGAATCAAATTTACGTGGCCGTGACCCAGTACCATATCAACCGGCTTCTAATGCTTTGTATTACACGTCTGTGTCATTTGAAATACCTATTGCTCCATGCGTTATGATATGTGATGCAACATCAGCAGCTATTGTACTTACGTTACCATTAGCATCATCGTGTTACGGTAGGTCTATAGACGTTATTAAAACAGATACATCGGTAAACACAGTTACATTTTTAGCAACTGGTTCTGACATAGTTTCGTACAACGCTGCTTGGGTTGGATTAAACGAACAATGGGAAACATGTCGAGTCTTAGCATTAGTAGATAGTGCAGGACAAGGTCGGTGGGTGATTATGATGGCGAGGTCAGTTTAAAATGATAGATCCAATGACTGGTTCAATGATTATGCAGGGTGTTGGGCAACTTGCTGGCGGATTATTTAAACCACGCCGTAGTAGGACGCTCGGTATGCAAGAGCAGTATGCTCGATCAAAGATGGGTTACATTCCATACTTTGACAACATGATGAAGCAGGGTCAGGCCCAGCAAAATCAATTTATGCCCATGGCACAAAAATCAGCAGCAATGGGTATTGAGGCTGCATATAAACCCCTGACGCAAACAGATGTATTTAAAGGCACAGGGGCTGCTAACGCTATACTTCAAAATCAAGGCGATGCACAGATGTCTGCTGCACAGATGCGTGGTTCGCAGTCTGGCCTCTACGGTCCTGCACAAGCAGGATTAATGCAAGGTACGCAGAATAGTATTAATGCTGCACAAGCTGGCAACATTGCTCAGTTTGGCGCTAACTACGAGGCGAATGCTCCGCAACGATATGCTGCTGCAACTGGCATGGCTAACCAAATGGCTGGTGCTGGAACTAATATGATGCAGGGTGGCATACAAGGTGCAACAAACTTGTACTCACAAGGCATGCAAGATCAAGCTGGTATTGGCGCACAGTATCAAGCAGCTGATGACGCAGCTCGTGGCGAGCATGCACAATTCACATCGTTCTTAACTGGTCTACCATTTCAAATGGAAAATGCACGAAACATGAGGGCGTTAGCAAATCGGACAACTAATCCGGCAGGCACCCCCACGAGATAACAGGAAACTACTATGGCATTTAATTCCTCAGCACTTACTGCTGGCATAGGATCGATGTTGCAAGGTATGCAATCATCTGCACAACAAAAACTGCAACTTGCTCAGATGGAGCGACAGCAACGCATTGAAAATGAAAATCTTGCACAGCAACGTGCAATGGAAAAGATTGCACTTGAAGGTGCTGGTGTTGATCTTACACAAAAAAAAGCGATTAACCCTCTTCAAATACGTGATTTAACTTCGCGTGTTGACCTTACAGAAAAGATGTCTCCATTTCAAATTGAGTCTGCTAAAGTTGGAGTCGAAGGTCAAAAACTAGGTAATCGTCAGCAACTGTTTCAGCTTGATGTTGCCAACCCTCTATTAGAAAGGCAACAGCGAACAGCAGCTGAGCTTGCAGAAAAGACTTTACCTTTTAACGTAAATCTTGCAAAACAGTCAGTGGAAGGAAACCAGTTCAATTTTTTAGATAAAGCAAAGGCACGATATCAAGGTGCTATCGCTGGAATTAAAACAGCGCAGTCTATTTTAAATAACCCACAAGCTACTGGTCCAGATAGAGCACTTGCGTTTAAAGAATATAATACTAATGCCGCAATATTACGTGGTGCTAGTGGTGACATTAACAATATGGCAAATCTGTCATCTTTATTTGGTGATCGAGCTGCAATTACTTCTGCTGTTAGATCGTCGTTGAATGTGCCAGCTAGTGTTACAGATGATCAATTAGATCAATATATTCAGGGAATCACACCTGATATGAAAGCACCTAGTCCTGCTGATAATCCTGAGAGGTTTCAACATATATTAAACATGGTTAGCCAGAGATTAAATCCACTAGCATTAACACCAGAATCAGGATTTGTTGACTTTGTTCCCGGAAAATTAAAAGGCGGACGCATTATTGGTGGTAATGTTCCAGCAAAATTAAATGTAACCAAGATGGCTACAAAGGCATTGCCCGGATTTTTACAAGACATGAAAGCAGCAAAAGGTCTTGGCTATGATGCAAAAACTGTGTGGAATACAATAGGGTCTTTTCCCGATAAAGATTTTGACCCAAAAACTGGTGATTTAAATATTGCAGACCCAGATGTAAAACGACGTGCAATCTCAGCTCTAGCTACAAATTTTAAGGCAACAGAAAAACAACAAGAAGCTTTAATGAAGTTTCAAAACACTTCTGAAGACAGACTTAAACTTGATGTACAAATGGAACTTGGAAGAATGAATAAGGACCTTGGCATTAAACAAAGTGAGACTGCTTTGAAAGCTGCGTTGGCTACTACTGCTATGCCATTAGTAAATGTTTGGACTGACGTCTACACAAAAGCATCTGGTGAACTAACGACATTGCAAGCCAAACTTACAGGAATGAAAGCATTTGACGCAAAGGGTGCGTTACTACCAGCGTTTATTGATAAAATTGGAAAGATGAAAGATGGTGCTGATAAAGCATACGCATTAGAAACAGTAGATCGTTACAAAAAAGTACAGGGAGCATTAAACAGTGCTTTGACAACGTTTGTTAAAACTGGTGTAAGTGATGCTATTCGTGTAGCACGATCGCTTAGATCTTTTGCAAATATACAGATTACACCAGTCGGAGAAATACCAGAATCTGTAAAAGAAGCATTGAAAAATGAAACTGCTCCAGATCCAAATGCAAACATTGGCATAAAAGGTGGAGACAATTTAAGAATTGATCAAATCACAATGCCGGGTGGACAACAACGTCCGCTACCGTAAAATGTAATAGGAGTAACTTATGCCTCAAACAAACCAAAACCGTAATCGCAGCCTTAGTGATTCGTATTGGCGCAAAAGATATGCGGACGCTGGCGTTGTAAAAAAACCGGGTGGTGGTGTAACAGTTACAAGACCTAGCTTACGAATTGGTTATGATAACAATCAGGAAAAAACAGATTGGTTAAAAAACAACTACGAACCTATTGCAAAGGCTATTGAATCTGGTGACTCACGCGTTATCAGTAGTCAAGTTACGGATGTGGCTCGTTATGGATTACAGCAAGGCTTATTAACTCAAAAACAGGCTAGTTATATTTTTGACAATGTGACTAAATTCCGCAAGGCATTATCTGCACCAGTCACTATGGGTGGTAAGCCTGTTCCATTTACACGCCTTGGACAAACTGGTGCTCCCGGTAATGTTGGTGAAGTTCAAGACACTCTTAAACATTCAGATTTAATTCGTTACAACAGCGATGGGTCATGGCAATATGACCCTTTTAATCCTAATCAAACAATTCGTGCTAATGCTTCACGGCAAAAACAAATGATTGCTGATGCACCAAAAGGTGCTTCTACAGATTTAGCTGCAGTAGGACTTGGAATATTTGCAGCAAAACCTTTACGTGTAGCAAAAGACTTTGGCTACAATCCCACCTTTGATGAAAACACATTTTTTGGACGAGTGGGTAAAGCTGCTGAAGGTATTGAAGCTGGTGTTGAAACAGCACTTCCTAATCTTATGTCCGGTATTAGTAACCGCACTAGATATGGAATGTCTAGATTGTATGGACGTACACCAGAAGAAGCTGAAGCAGACGCAGCAGCATTAACTAGTGAAACACCTTGGTATCAATTTTCAAATCAAGTACTTGAGCCAGCACAGACAAGTCCAAACTTCCAGATTGGTTCTGTTCTTGGCCAAGAGGCCGTTACTGCAATACCTGCTTTGTACACTAGCCTTGGTTTACTTAATGCATCTGCCTCACTTGGTGGACGCATGCTTGCTCCGCTTGGCACACAGGCTTCTAACGTAGGACGATATGGAGGTATTGCTGCAGCCGTTGCAGCACCACCAACTATTACTGCGTTTCGCGATCAACTGACAGGTGGTAAGTCTGGAGTTTCAGAAGACGTTGTTTCTGGTATTGAAACCATCATGGATCCTATTCGATCTATGCAACAACGTGGTGTTACTGAATCTCAATCTATCGGACAACAAGAGTTTGATCCTAATAATGTTTACGGTCAGGCTGCACAAAAAGCTGCGTTGATTGGACTCGCTAGTGGTGGCGCCAAGGAAATGTGGCGTGATGTCAAAGACAATGCATCAAAGGGTATGTGGGCTTTCCGTGGTTCTTTAAAAGAGACTGGTAATCCTTTTGTTGCTGCTAAAAGTGGTATTGCTGCGTCAGTTGAAACCGAACTTGGCAAAGCAGCTGCAGCTGACTTAGGATTTGCGTTAACTCAACCACTTGGTGATATTGGTAGATTAGTATATTCACAAACACGCCTTGATAAAACAAAACCATATCAAACACCAAAACCTGAAGAGTTACTTGTTGATACATTAATGGGACTTGTTGCAAGTCGGCCCGGTAAAAATGCCCAGTGGATATTCCGTGGTAATCCATTAGAGCGACTTGAACCAAAGACAATGGCACTGGCATCGGCTGCTGACATAGTCAACGCTAAAACTCCTGAGATAACAAACTTACGTAAACGATTTGAGCAGTTACGTGGGCCTGATGTAAAGCCGAATGAAGCAGACCTCAGACGTGTTGCAAGTGCAATTGCAAAAGAGAATCAATCTAATTTAGATGTCTTGTCTAGAATGGAAACATTACCTGATGGTGTTACCGTGCATCGGACAACAGATGAACACGTTAAAGCATATGTAGACGAGCCAGATACTATTGGTGCTGATGTTCGATCTCGCTACGATAATTTACTTGAGAATGTACGAGCTGATAATGAGCGCATTGATATTGATGATGATAATCCATTAAACAAAATTGAAATGCTGGACAATTATAAAAATGACCTATTCTCAAGGCGCCGACGCATTAATGAATTAGCTAAGGCAATGTTGCCTGAATACAAAAAAATGTTTGACGCGATGAAATCTGGCAAACAACCCGTTAAGACTGATGCCAACTTCTATGGAATAGATCGTGGTGATGGCACCATGTTGGTATATAACCGTGATTTTACATCGCAAAAAATTATTCCAACTGGCGAATACAGCGACATTGAAATGTTGCGTCCTAATAGGCAGCCACGTTCTGAAACTGTAGATCTGACACCTGAACGTCGTGAACTTCATCGTTCAATTGTTGGAATGCGTGAAAACAGCGTAACTATTAATGGCATTGATATGGTTCCGTTTGGTTTTTCAAAAGATGGAATCATACTTAAAGATGGCGCTAGTAATCTTGTACGTTATACATACGACATGCTTATAGAAGAAGCTCGTAAAGCTGGTGCTGCAGGTAAATCTGAATTAGAAAACGAATTAAACAACCTTGCCGAAAACGCTAAAAGAATAAGAGACAGTGAATCACTACAAGATCAACGAAGAACTAATTCTAGAACAGTAAGTGACGGACGTTTTTCGATTGATCTTCCAGATGTCAATGATGATATACAGGCTCGTGTTATTGATAAAGTTAACGGATTTGCAATCTTGCAGTCATCTGCTGGTGATTACTTTATTGTTCCTGCAGATCAAGTATCCAGTGTAAATGTTGAGAAGGAAATTTTAAATCCACTTGACTCTGATTATGATAATACAAATGGAAGATTAGTAATACATTTACCAGACATGGATACTGGTGAAACATATCCATTTGAAATTCGGTTATCACCAGATCAAGTAGAAGTTCTTTCTCGTGAAGGTGTACCACCAGATGCACGTGCGTTTTTGCAAGAAGCATTATTAACTGCAAACGCATTTACTCGTGACATTGGAGATATTGTTACTATAGATACGGTTAATCCGTGGCGTGGAGAATCTTCATCTAGTAAATATGTAATTGTAAGTAAGTCTTCTGATCATGGAATCGCTATTCCAATTGATAATCCTGCTGGTACTGCAGTGATGTTATTTGATCATCCTGAATTAAAAGTTCAGAGGGCAAACACTGAATTTCTACTGAACGAATTAAATCAATCACGGCGCATTTCTGGTTTTGATCCAGCAACAGTGCGACCTACTGATGATCCAGTTGGAAACATTTTTAAATATGCGTTCTGGTTGTCTGCTAAAAACACAGGTGATACGCAACCTGTGCGATTAATTCCAGCCATTATGGACGCTACGGCTGTTGAATTACCTACCGTTTTACATCAACACATTCTTGATAATCTTGATGACACAGGCGTTATACAAAATGTAGTTGGCAGTATGCGTGAATGGTTGACCAAGAATCCTGAATCAGCTGGTGATTTTGAATTTATAGTTAACCGTGCACTGTCTACAGAGCTTACTAAATCGTCTGAAGATATGAGTGTAATGGCTATTGGTCATCTATCTTCTATTGCACATAACGCTGACCTCAATGATCTTGTAGATATTTTAATTGGTGGTTATGATTCAGATCGCCCTGTTGGTGGTGAAACATTCTTTAGTTCTAGCCCTAGACGCATTGGACGTGCTCAGGGTGAATTTCAGATTATGTTGTCTGCCGTAAACATGATTAACACTTTTATACGTAGGAAAGGACGTATGAGTGAGGATCGTTTGAACAACATGATTGCAAACTTCCTTGGAAAACATCCAGCATTTGAAGGCAATCTAGAAAACACTGTTACTACAATCAAACGTCTATTACAGTTATCTAGTTCAATAAACCATTTAGCCTATGGTGTTATTAGTGAAAAAGGCGCCATCTGGATGATGGAAAAGTTATCTGTATTACCACATGAAGTACAGGTGCTATCAGCATTACTTCCATTTGAAGGTATGTCTGATGCTTACATTGCTGATTTTGGTAATTGGCATACTTCTAAAACTGCATATGATTCATCTGTTTCCCGTGCCAGAGAATTATATGCTGAGGCTGCAACTCGTGGTGAAGCAGGTATTGAAGACTTACGCAACTCAATGTACGACGCTCGTTTAGGATATTTCTTTGAAGTGGCTGCTGGTGGTAACGAAATTATTAGCCGTCGCGCCAATGTGAACATTACGGATGCTACTGCTGTTGATGTTATTCGCGCTAATGCTCAACGTGCTAACAATGCAGTTGGAGAAATGATTAAGCGTGTTGCTACTGCTAAACTTGCAGTTTTGACTAAGCGATTACAGGACAATCAAAGTTCACCTGATTCATCTGTTCCTGTACGACTTGATGAAATTGCAACATCAGCTATGCTCGCAGCTCCAGATGGTGTTCTCCATCCAGAGCAAATGTATGATCAACAAGGTATTGCTGCAGCTTTAGACAATCTACCCGCTATGATTGAGCTTGTAGGTAACGTTCGTACCTATATGGATGACGTTTCTACAAGCTCAGTTCTACCCGGTGTGACTGTTAATTCAGTTGAAGATGCTTTGGTTGGTGCTCATCAATTACAGACAGCACAATTAGCACATGAGGAAAGACAACAGTTAAATGCTGCATTAGATGCCTTTGCTGCTTTACCAGAAAAAGCACGTGACATAGTAGCTGGACTTTCATCTCCGTTGCTTTGGTTTGTGGATGTAGTAAAGGCTGTAGAAAAATCTGGTGACAACAATATACGTGAGTCATTGATTTTTGCTTTAGTAAATGCACAAGGTACTGATGGAAGCTCTTTAATACCTTTTACTCTGAACAAATTATTTAGGTCACAAGAAGATTTTAATAAGTTCAATGATCACGCAACTGTACTTGCAAGTAAATTAAACAGTGGAGACCCACAGCGGTTAACTTCAATTCGCGGCGCTATGGATCAACTATTACAGTTAGTTGACACAATGGTTTCTAAAAACGCAGATCCACTTGAACCTGATGTTTCATTGCTTGATGATGCAATAAATTACTACAGTTCACAGCAAATACAACCAGCGTACATAAAGACGTTTATTGAATTTGCATCAAAAGAATTAATTACATCGTTAATTAAAAACGCAACACGTGTATCTCCGGATGCAGCAGCTGACGTACTTGGTAGCATTAACAATTACGTAGCTTCCAATAGAGAACGTATACGTCGAGCTGGTGTATTTATTGGTGAGCGTTCTTCTATTGCAGAGGCAATGCAAATTGTAGAGACTGCATCTACTGACGGACTTAAATATCTCGGCGTAACTTTTGATGGATCACGACGTAGGTTGATTCAGGACTCCGTCCAATCATTAATCAACAACATGAATGCACGTCGCATCGAAGGCAGTTCTATAAAGCAAGCTGAGATGCTGCTCCAAGATGCCAAGACCATGGCTGCTGAGATTGCTGACTTTGTTTTAGGTGATAAGGGATTAGAAATTGGACAAGACCCTGCAGTTGCTTATACACCTGCTGTCGAAGTTCAATCAGCAAGTCTTATTGATGCATTAAAACAAGGTATGCAGTTTGTTCGCACTGGAGAATCACCACAAACACAACCATTACTTATGGCTGGTAACCGTGCTGGCCTTGAAAAGATTATCCTAACAACATTATTAGATGCGGCAAGTAAAGCCGAGTTAGATTACGCTGACGTTGACAAAGCATTAATGGAAGCGGTAGTCGGACCAGATGTAGCCCGACGTTATTTTGAGCGTGTAAAACAAGAGGACTACGTAAAACGCAAAGTTGTATTTGAAAAAGATCCTGTTATGCGAGCTGCTATTATTCCGGGTATTGATGGTCAGTACACACTGCCTAGTGGTACAGCAAAAACAGAACTTGTAGAAGGTCAAGCTTTATTTAATAACTACGTCACAAAGATGTTGAATTTAATCAAGCCTCGCGACAAACAGAAGTTTATGGATGCATTGTCTAACTACGTAGACACAAAACGCACTGAGAGTGGAGATCAGCAATTTGTGTTTACTATGTCTGACCTTATGGCAATTGCAGAAGGCTTCAATGAAACACGTGGTGTTTTATTTAGGTCATCTGGAGATGCGTCAGAGTTCTCTTTTGGTGTAACAAATAAAGATAGCCACAATGCTGCGTACAAAGTTAAGTCTCGTATTGCATCTATTGTTAGAGATGTTACTCAGCCATCTACTCAAAATAGATTTAGTCTTTCTGATCAATTTACAAACCTTGGTGACACTGCAAGTTTTGTAGATAATTTTGAAGCGGTTGACATCTATCAACAGTTACCAGATGATTCTGTAACTATGAATGATGCAGAGGCACTAACAACTCTGTATACACAGATGTCAAAAGATGCATCTTACACTGATAGCCAACAACAACAGTTTTCATCGTTAGCAAAAAACTATCGCGCAATGTCCCGTCGCAAAGATGATTCACCGACGAAGATTATTAATCGATATGCTGATGCGCGAGTTGTTGCAAGTAACCTAGCAAAAGTTTATGACACATACGCTGCTCGTATGTCTACTAAGAAAATTAGTACAGACTTAGAGTACAACTATGACATTGATGAGTACAAAGCACTAGCATCATTGCTAGGTGTGGACATGCTTACAATGTCTAAGGTTTTAGAATCGACAAATGTAAAACAAATTTTTACTGAAGAGATTCTTGACCGAGATCAACAAAGGCAACTTGTTGCTTTACGAGCAGCTCAACTTAAGCAAGACTTCTATAATCAACACCACAAATTATTTTTTGCACATGAATCTATGATGTCAGAGATGGGATACAGCCGTGTCCAATCTGGCAATGATGTCAATGGATTTATAACACGCACTAAAATTGCTAATGCTGCATCATCAATTTTATTTATGGCAGCTTCAAAGAATTTTGGTAAAAGCGCATTAACAATGGCGCACGAGGTAAGTCATCACCTTTACTTTGCATTACCAGATACACAACAACTTAAATGGTTAAAGGCTGTTATGCCACCACTTGGTCGCAAGAAAGATGAAAGCGTTACACCTGAAGAAGAGCTGGTAAATGCTTTTATAAACAAGCAGACTAAACGACTGAATGAGTTCTCACGATTAGATGATGAGAACAACTTTAGAATGCAGAGTATAGAGGACTTTGCTGCAGCAGAAGGTGGCTTTAACGAACAACAAATTTATAACGCAAAGATGATTATTGGAGAAACAACCGCTACAAGTATGATGAACTTTATACTTCAGAGTGGTGTGGTTCACAATCCAAATGATCGATTATCTGTTGCTGAAGACTTGACTAGTTCACTCATTAACTTACAACGTGTCCTTGCACCTATTGCAAAGACATTGAGTAGTGAATACGGACCGTATGCAATGGTTGGTGGTAAACCCACAAACGTATTCTATTATTCTCCATCAGCTGTTTTAGTTAAAACCCCTAGCGTTATGGGTGTGAATCGACAGTTCTACCCTCTTAAGCATGGATCTTTTGTACATTTCATAAATGATGTCGGTAAGAAGTTTTCTACTGCCACGAATGTTATTGACATCCATGACGTGATTATGTCAAACAAGAATTTAATTAGTGATGGTGGACGAGATGCGTTAGTTAAGGTTCTCGACAACGTAATTAAGGACAGGGATGTCGTTAATGAAATCGCGGACAAGTTAGTTACTCTTAGTAAAATGAGAGACCCGTCTGGTAATAAATTTGAATACGGAAAACAGTACCGACTTAGCTTAAGTGGAAACGAAAAGTTTATAAAACAAGATAAAAATACAGCAGATGAGCAAGGTTACCCTGTTACTGGTCAAGTTGTTGGCATAGCTCGTGAACGTGTAACTGCTGGTTTAAGCGTTGATCCCTTTAAAGTCAATGGTAAAGATTGGTTTGTAAGTAGTCGCAAAAAGAGCGACGGTACACAGTGGTATGGATTAGGCATAGTCGATATGGCAAACGGCATACGGCGTATGGTGCAAAGTCAAACACGCGGTGACTATGGTTATGTTGTTGAAAGTACTGCACAAATTCGTTTGCATACACTGTATGAAGGCAAGGATGTTGACCTTGGTGTAAACAAGATAGCCAAATTAGATGTTCCAATCAGATACATCGTTGGTCACAACTACATAGATGGAAGTCGAAACTTCCATATGGTTGGTTCTGGAGATGGTGGTAATCCATCATTTATGTCTGTTCTATACAACATGCTTGCAAAGATTGACCAGAATGTACTAAACATTGCTGGCCAAAGAACTTACGAGTATGAGCTGCGTGTCAATGATGCTCTTGCTGAAGCAATGCGTACAGGAGACTACACTAAGTGGGACAAAGTTGTTTCTGCTCCGTTAGCGATGTCGCTAGATAAAGATATTGCAAACATAGTAGCAAGAACACCAGTTGCAGACATCCGTGCTGTACAGCAAACAGGTACGCACCCATGGTTACGGAATCAAAGTCACTCACGTAATCTGTATCGATGGGCACGAAACATTAAGGATGATGGCCGTAGGTCTACAGCATTAGGTTTAATAGATCGGATTACTGAAGCACATGCCTATACAGTAGGTAACTCTATGGCTGGAGACAGCAGGTTATCATTTACCGAACGACTTGGAAATGTAATCCGTGCTGGTAAAGGATGGTATTCATTCGTTCCATTTAGTGCTGATAAGCTTGCTAAGAATGGTATTGCTCCGATAGCAAATGCTGTGTTTGAACAATCATTCAGGTCTTATGAAGATTTAGAAAAGTTCTATAACGAACTGGTTAATGCAAGAGCAGAACTATTTTCTGACCCAACGGCTACAAGTCTTATCAGTGTTATGAATAAAACTACTGCACTTGTTCCTGTTGGTGAAGCAGGTGCTGTAAATCCACGTTCATTTTTAATTAACGTTGATGGTGTTACTGTTGACGCCAGTGTTTATTTTGATCAAGTTTTTGGTCTACATGTTGAAGATTTTAATCAGGCATGGAGTGGATTCTATAGTCAATGGATTGGCACACAACTTAGTGGATGGGTTGGTGAAAACAGTGGACTTGTTGAAGGCACCACTAGAAGCTTAAGTCAACGACTTGCTGAATTACACCAAGATTTACGTGGTGGATCATCTGAACCGGGGTTAGTACCAGTGGGTGGTCTTCCACCTGTTGGTGAAAATGCTTACAACCGTTCAGGTCTTAGTAAAACATTTGTAAAGGGCGGTAAAGAAATTTCTGTTGACACTGTTCTTAGACAAATGGCAAACCGTTACAATACGCCAGAACAGTTTGAACAAGCGATTCGCTACTATGCAAACCAGAGTGATATTAAGTTACAGTTTAGTGCTCAAACTGGACTGAAGGTTGTACCTCATGCAGTGTTAGATCACGTAGCGTCTAAGATATTTACTAACGAAGCAGAGATGGTTAGATTTATGTCTGCTCTTGTTGGTGATATAGGAGATGGTGTAACTCAACCAGATGTTGTACGTGCTCGCAACTTATTCAACACAGTTGAACATATGGTTCGCACTGACGCTAAGGTACGCAACGCTGCATTACGTAACTGGAAAAGTTACGAGTTAGTATCAACAGACGCAGACAAGTCAGAGGTAATTATTAGATCCCCGGACAGGGATATTGCAGCTGACGAGGTTGGAGCTTCCAAATCTGGTGCATTGTACAGAGTTAATATGCAGACTGGTAAAACACATCTTGTTGCCAAGTCACGAAGATTTGATTCACAAAGCAATAAATGGGTTGAGTCATATGAAAATATTCAGGATGTAGATGACTTCCTTAAATACAACTGGACTCGTAAACCGAACGACACACCTCGCAAAGACCCATATGCATTTGATAAGAAACCAAATGCGACAAGTATAAATGCAAAGCAACTATTTGGATTTGATGGAGTAGAAAAGGTTAATGATGCTCTTGTTGCATTAGCAGGTGAACGAGCTGCTAGTTATGGATATTTATCAGGTGAACCTATTTACTTTATGCTGCCGATATCTGTAGCTGAAATATCGGAGTTGAGTACACCAATATTTGATCCTGATGTACCAACCCCAAACACGGGTATGCATATTATCAAGGGTGAGTATGACAGCAAGGAGGCTAAGTGGTCATTTGTAGATACAAGTGACAACTGGCAGAATGCAGACAACTATCGTACTCAGATGCCTATTGGTCTTATGGATATGGTTTTGAATCCATTTGAACGTTCAAGTGCAATGACGGTAGTTGAAGAGAAACGACAAGGCGTTATCAACAATCGGATGCTACAAGAGGAATATCATGTTGCTAAGTTGCTAATGGCACAGGATAGAAATAGTGATAATCCAAAGCATGCTGAGTTTAATAAGGTTGGACAAAAAATGTTGTTCAACAATGAATCTGACTTAATGCAGGATGCAAGTACTGGTACGTGGTTCTCAAGTAGTCCTCGTTACTTTGATGGGCAACCAGACAACATACCAGAATTACGCAAGCAGACAGCATTACACATCAATGACTCAGAAGACCCATATGTTGAATCATCTAAAGGTGTATTAGATGATCTTGCTGTAGATGCGAAAGAACGAGCGTATCGCGTACCTGAAACAATCACCTATCACAGAGACCCTAAAACTAAGGGCGGCATGCTTCAGTCTGGAGGCAAAGATAATGTTGTATTACAAGTATCAAGTGACATTTATGACAAGTTAGTTTTAGACCCATTAAAGGGTACTCCATATGAGACTACTGTTAAAGATGGTCAAGCAATTACCCTTGATGGTAAAGATAGTGACGTTTATTTCTCGATGTCACCAAAGGTAACTGAGGCAGCACACAACGTAAATAAGTATGTGCTAAGTCCAATGCAACAAATATTTAGGGGTGTATTAGGGCTGGACTTATCATCCTTTGCAATTCAGCTTGGATCATTATTAGCACGTGCTCCTTATCAAACCTTTAAGGCTCTTGCTTTATCTGCTCCATCTCTTGTTACTTTCTCTAGTGCTGATATAGGTTTAGTGCTTGGAAGTCTGTGGCATGGTGCTCGTCATCAAAGGAGATTGGCTGGCGGTAATCAATGGACTGACAGTGCTATGAATTTAGATTCTCGTTACTACGAATTCATTATGAACCACACTGTTGACAGATTTAACGCTGTACACAACATGGGTACACCAATTAGTATGTCTGAATTGATTGACACGTATTACATGCAGAGTAGTTACTCTGACTGGTACAAGAGGTCAAAAGCAAACATGCTTGCTACTCCGGGACGATACAAGACAATTATAGATACACCATGGGAAAGTGAACGTGAAAACGTTTTTACAGCTGGTGTTCTTGGTGCAACAGTACCGTTGTGGCGCCGTGCTGAAATGACTCGTCAGTTAATTCTTGATTTATCTATGTTGCAGCAAGCCTTGTTTACAGTTAAAAGAGCACGAGAACGACAATTAGATCCTAATAACAAAGATATACAAGACTACGAAATTGACAGAGATATCAAGGCTCGCATGTCTTTGGTAGCTAAGGAAATTGGAATTGGTTCACATGCTAAAAGTAAAACACAAGCGCCTATTTGGAGAGGTCTTTCAAGTGTAGTTAATTACTTTATGACAGCACCGTCGTACACTAGAAACTTCAATCAGTACTATGGATTTAGTGGACCGGGAGTTGCTGCCAAAAAGTCTATTAATGAATGGGCTAGAGTTGCTACAGACAAAGGACCTTGGTGGTTAAAAGGTGAGGTCTTTGATATTGAGAGTGACTTACGTATGGAGCAATACGGTACAGATTGGGCAAATAGACAAAGACGTGGAGATATCACTAAAACGCTTGTTACATGGGCTTTTCTTGGAGCATTAAACGCAACCGTAAACTTCTTACGTCATCAGAAAGAACGCCCAGACGAGGAAGAAGATAAGACTGGTTGGTTGGATATTATGAGCAAACGTTTAGGCTACACTGAGCTAAACGATAACTGGACCGTGCAGTTGCCTGTTCTTGGCCGCCTTGCTCAAAATATTAAACCTCTTGCTGAAGCATACTCTCAGGAGAACTACGGTCCAAGGGAGAAAACCGAGGCAGCCCTCAATGGATTGGCTAAACAATTAATTAAGAACAAGATTCACAACGGTGGACAATTCATCATCAGTAATTTTACTGGCAAAACGTTTAAAGGTTTACCTACATTTGAACGTGATTCTGGATTAAAACTTGCTGTAGAAAATGATGTACGAGCACCATTCTATTTTCATCCAACAGGATATCTATTCCCACAACAAAGTAGATTGGCAATGGATACTATGACGCTTGCTCATCAGCGATCTTATTATGAAGACTTGTTGAAATTAGCCATGTTCTCAGAATCTGCTAAGCAGAACATGTCTATTGAGCAAATGATTAAAGCAGGTACTGTTCCTAATCAATTGCGAGTAAATAAAGATCAAGCTAATGAATTATGGTGGAAGTCTACTGTTCCAAAACTATTAGGGTTCAACATTATGTATGAACCAAAGGGTTACCGAATGGTTAACAGATCACCTGTGCAAGTTGGTGAAAGCAGTATGACGTTTGGACGTTTTGCGTACATGATTAAAGACTGGTACGACTATCCAAATATATTTGAGATGCTACGAAAAGAACCTCAAAATATATTTACTGGATGGGATGTGAAAGATCCAAGTGCTTCTACATTTGGAATTGCTGCATCAGAATCTCAAGAGAGAGAAAAGCCAAAAACGAATATTCGTTTACCATTAAACAATGTTACTAGGGCTATGATGCAATACAACGGAGATGGCAAATAATGAATAATAATGATTTAGCAAAAGAGTTTTTGGCTATTGCTAGTAAGTATGTTGGTGTATCTGAAGATCCATTTGGAAGTAATCGTGGAGATTTAATTGATAAATGGAATCGTCAAAGTAATGTCTCTGTTGGAAGTTTTTGGTGTTGCTCATTTGTTTCTGCTATGGGCAAAGAGTTTCAAGATGTTCATAACATTGATTGGCCTGTGCCTATTACTGCTGATTGTGACGTCGTTTATAGCTGGGCAAGAAGACGCCAACTACTAACGGCAGCTCCGTCTGCGGGTGACTTGTTTGTTTGCCATCGTGGTGATGATGCTTATCATATAGGTATTGTTGATAATGAAGGTGCTGATGGAGTTATTGGCAGCATAGAAGGTAACAGTAATAACAATGGTAGTCGAAATGGATATTTAGTGGCTCGACGTCCTAATGTTTTTGCAAATAGAACTGCTGATAGTTTGAAATTTATTCGATGGACATCGATTATTCAACATGATGAAGACTGGATTTTAAAGGTCAGGAACAAACAAGTTGAATGTATTAATCATGCAAGTCGTGTGTACGCTCCATTGCGTAGCACATTAAACATGTTCTTTACGTCACATGAAGTACTCGTGAATTTAAAAGCAACAGATGATGGTGCTATGTGGGGTGATGAAATAATCCCTGCACCTTTGATTACACGAGACGGTAAACGTTATATAGGTGTCAGGGATTTATCTCTTTGGTTAAAATGCTCTATTACAATTAATAATGTAAATAAAACAGTTACATTATTAAAGCCCTAAAGCATCGTATTCAGTAAATCTGGCGTACCGGGGTTCAAAGTTTAGCAATGAAACTCCGGTACGTCCATTTCTATTCTTAGCCGTAATCACCTCAGCCTTATCAATAGTCTGTTCCTCTTCACCAACCTGCTTTGATTCATAGTATCCAGCACGATAAATAAATTGGATGACGTCTGCATCAGATTCAATATCTCCAGATTCACGTAAGTCTGACATCATTGGTCTCTTGTCTTGCCGTTGTTCTACAGCGCGAGACAAACTAGAAAGAGCAATAACAGGACACGCAAACTCACGTGCAATATCTTTAAGACCACGACTTATAACTCCAATATCTCTAGTTCTGTTTTCAGACTTGTATGCTGATGGCATTGCAATCATCTGTAAGTAATCAACAACCACCAAGCCAACATGAAAAGATTTTTGTGTGGATGCAATGGCATCTCTGATTCCTCCAATGGTGACAGTTTTATCTGCGACAATCCTAACATTCAGTGTCTTAGCCTCTCTAGCTACTGTGTGTAGCTGATCCTTCTGATAGTTATTCAGTTTCTTAGTCTGTATAACTTGACTATCCACTTCACTGTAGATTGATAACATACGTGCAGTGACCATGTCTTTCGACATCTCTGCACTAACAATGAGCACACCAGTCTTTTGATCTAAGCTTCTCATAAACTTAGCTGCATTCCATGCATATTGCAATCCAAGACTAGACTTACCCATAGATGGTCTGCCACCTAATATAATCAATTCTCCATTTCTCCAGCCTCCTGTAATCAAATCTATCTCATTGTAACCAGAATCTATGGAATAGTCTGTTTTGTCACTCTCTCTAGCTATTGCGTCATTAGTTGTATCCCACATTAATTTAGATAAATCGTCTGTGGTGTTTCCGGAATTGATAAACGAAACAGAGTTATTTAAATCAGCAATGATTTTGTCAATGTCAGAATCACAATCAGATGCCTTCTTGCTTGCTAACTCCGATGAGAAAATGATCTCCCTACGTCGGTGATAGTCGGTTACTAGTTTGACATAACTCTCGTAGTTCGATGTTGATGGCAGTAACTCAGCACATTGCATAATGTACGCTAGGCCACCACATGCTTCTAGTGCATTACGCCTTGTTAGCTCCTCGTTCACGGTCACAATGTCTATGTCTTGACCAGATGCATCTATGGTTGTGTAGGCCTCCCATATGAGGCTATGAGCCACCCTATAGAACATCCCTTTGTCAATGTGTGACAGGCTTTTGAACAGCCTCTTACCACCAAGAAGAACAGACGCTACAAGTGATTGCTCACTCATAACGTCCGATGGGATTTCTATGTTGAAGCCAAGGCTTCTATTCTGAACGTTGCTCATCTATGTGTTCCTGTATCCTTGTCAATAAGACATCATTGACCACTTCTTGTAACTGCTGCCCCTTGACTGGAGGCTCTACTCTCCATGCCTTTAGTCCACCAGTCTTGGCTACAACATGCTGAAGTGTTGGGTGCAACTTGTGGTATGGAGTACCAAGGCGAATTGCTTCAGCAATGTCATTGATTACATTGTGAGGTAAGTAATCGCCGTACTTTACGGTTGCAATACTAATTAATACTTCCGATGGTGTTGGACGAAACTTTGCACGTGTAAGGATGCGCTTAGCTCCATCCCTTATGTCTTCATCACTAATCCCGGTAATAGCCACACGATATACCGTATCGCTTGTTGCACTCCACTGAATGCTACTTGGCAACTGTGATAGCACAGCCAATAACTTATCCGTTGTTGTCATTAAACCAATCCTCCATCACTACAACCGTCACAGGTATTTCATACTTTGGTACAGCATGTGTTTCCCAGTGCTTCCACAATGAGCGAACTGTGACCATTTCTGCATTTGTCCATTTGCTCAATAAAATACAAACACGCTGCTCTATTTCAACAGGCGTTACTCCAGCCTTATGCATCTGCCATATCGTTAGACGTACATCTTTCCACTCCTTGTCTGTAATTGCTGACTCAGACACAGCCCCCCATCGTGCTCTCTTAAATGCTTTGTATAAAGGAAATGCTGGATCATCTTCCTTGACTGCATCTGCCTTAACTTGCTTGACTGATGTAATCTTTGCGTCTGGATCGTGTTCGATAGAGTCAGGAAACAACTTGTATCCATTGCTAGTTGTTCTCCCGCTAGGAGAAGTTCTTGCATTGATCTCAAGTAATCTCTTGTCGTTTATCTTCATGCCTGTTAGATAATGGAGAGCAGTCTTCACTGTAGTCTCCGACAATCCAGTGCATTCAACAATACGCCTTATACTAGGCCAGCAGTAACCATCGTTATCTACATGCATAACTAATGCCATGAAGACAACAAACCCTGATGGAGTAAATGACTTTATGTGGTCAACAAGTAAACGATCTATCTGCACAAAGCCAGACGAACGCTCACCTGACAAGCCAAATGACTTGCCGTTAAATACGGTAATCATGCCTTACCTCTAGTTGTTATATGGACATTCAGTGCAATATCTTTGCACTGTTTCTGTTTTTGTTTCTATTGCTTCACAAAGCGCGTTAAGTCCATCCTTATATGAACTAATCATCTCCAATGCTTTATTTGCATCATCAACAGACCAACCTTCAGGGATGGTGATTTGTTTTAATGGCTTTTTCTCTTCTTCTTGCTCTCCTTTTAATTCTTTTTCAAATTCTGTTACAGATAGATTACGAGCTTTTGCTGACTCTAAGAGTTGCTTTTGTTGTTCCGTTCCCATATGCGCGACAATTCTGTGGTGAGTCCAACTGATACCTGCAATACGGTTATCAATAGGAACATTGCTAGAAACCCAACTCCAGTTAGCAAGACTCTGATAAGCGCAACCAGTAGCATCCATAGCCTGTGCATACTTTTCTCCGTATCTTTTTTGTCCGTAATTTAATGCGTCACCAATTGCAAATTGAAATGCTGTAGTAAGTTGTTGCAGTGTAGCCATTAATCGTAGCCACTGATCGTATTCAATATCGTGATTAAACTGTAACCCTACGTCAGTTACGCTGACAGCGTCTGGGATACTGCCTATGTAAACTAATTCATCACTCATTTATTTTCCTTTATGGATACAAAAGGACCACGGTGTTGATGTCCGTGGTCCTTCATTTGGTAGTTGTGCTCCGTTGGATATTGGTACGGAGCACTCAATCTTACGGCTCTATATCTGTAGCTGTCAATGACTTTATACTAAAGTTTTCAGATGCTTCAGTCATGCTAAATAGCTCAGGGTATTGATCGACAAGTGTAAGCTGTACTTCTTTTGGTATCTTACTTTTGTATACCTTGGCCTCAAATTTAACAGCGTCAAGATTAAGGGGAATAACCATAGCAGCCTTCTCATCGTCAAGGATCGAGAATAAAGGCGATGAAGTACGCCATGCTACTTGACCCCAAGGGCATTTCCATGTCTTAGCTTTACCAGTCAATTGTTTCTTAGCGAAATCTGCAATCTGTGCACCATATCGTGCTTGCAGCCACTGTACTTTGCGCTCTTTGTCTTTGACCATAGACTTACAGCGCTCTACAACAGACTGCATTGCTAACTGCTGTGCTTTAAGCTCAGTCTCGTATTGCAATAGACGTTGCATAGCCAGCAACACATCATCTTCTGTTGCTAGTTCCTCACCTAGCCAACCATCAACTGGACCGGCATATTCGCCGGTCTCAATCTCGTAATAACTATCTCCAATGATGTCAAATTTTGTCTGATCCAATTTATTCCTCCTCTGCCAAGAACACCGACTCTGCTTCTTCCGGTGTGTTGAAATCCATTAATACTTTTACTACTAATGTAAGATTTGTGTCGCTTGTATCGTTGTGCCCAGCCAGTTTAAAGAACACACGTTTCATGTCTGCTGGCGTAATATTAGAACCCCATATACGTTTACATTCAAGAGCAAATTGCTTACCCGGAGTTAGCGTTGTTGCAGTTCCAGTAACCTTTACTGTCTGCGGTGCATCTACAATACGCATATCACCAGATGGCGTAATAGGTTCTTCTAACTCCTGAGCAAACAACGTGCCATACCCACACAAGGCCAGTGCTCGCCCAATGGCGCCGGTTTCTGCTTTCTCTCGGTAATCAGCAAAGTGCTTCTCATGTTCTGTCTTGTGAGCTTTTGCAATTAATCGCCCATTATTATCAAGGATTTCAGCTGCAAATGTACAATAGTCAGCGCCCGAAAGTTCGGGCACTGCATACGTATTAACTGTCCAATCTGGGCACTCATCTCTAAACCAAGCAATGCGAGCCGCAACGGGTAAATACTGTTTGCCTTTAAGGCTAATAAAGTGATCACGTGGGTTAAACATTTATTTATTCTCCAAACAACTCTTTCTTCATATCGTCAGTTAATGTTTCTAAAGCTGCTTTACTACTAGTAACAGCAAGAAGTATGTCGTAGATAGTCTCATCAAATATTCCGTATCTATATTTGTCAGCAAGTATGCCTAATGGCAATGCAGTAAACATGGTAAATCTATCTGTTGGTGAAAACATATTTACTAATTCATTAGGCGAACTACCAAAATGAACACATGTTTGACCATCAATATCAATCGTTTTACAATGTAGTTCATTGAGTGCGTATTGCTTTGGGTCAATCAACACTGACGCCAAAATAGTCTCATTTGGATAAAGATGATTGCCAGATGCTGCAAAAACATTATCTGGCACATGATTTTCGCAACCGTACACATACATAAGTTTTTCATTGTAATGCAGTGCTCGAAACTCAGAAAGTAAAGCTTTCCACGTTATAGATATAGCATTTTTATTGAATTGTTTAAAATATTCTGGATCATCATTTACTTCTATAAAGATCTTGTCTGCAATACTGGATGAGAACCATGATACTGAATCTCCATCTTCAGTAAATGATACATAGGTACTCTCGTACCATTTCTTTGCAACATAGTAATCCATGTACTCTGGTTCAACAGGATACAAGTATTGCTTGCGTTTATTTTTGTCTGTACTCATTGTCGATAAACTCCTCTAATTTTTTAATTGTGTGTTCGTTACCAATAACTAACTCTGCTGTGTGTATTGCATTTAGCACTTCATCTAAAGACCTACACACTTTAGTTACATTCATGTCTGCGAATATTTGCTGCTCTATTTGTACTTTTCCTTTCGTTGTTTTTAACTCTATGCCAACTCCAACTGGTATCTTCCATTTAGAATTGTGAACATAAAGATCTGGTAGCCCTACACTATTACCTTGCCATCCAGTGGCATAGTGTCTTGTTTTACATGTAGGGCACATAACTTTTGACCGTGCCTTTCCTGACTCGAAAACGGTGTAACCTAACAGTCGCAACGACTGGACTACCAATTGTTGCAACTGTTTTTCTGTTAGCGATTGAACCAATAAGCGACTGCGATTAACCATAACACCGCAAGTATAGGCGTTAAACAGCTTTCATGCAGACTCTTGTTTTCTTCTTTTTTCATGTTGTAACTTTAGGAATTTCCAGCAAGTTACTACATGCATTAGTGGCATTGAAATTGTTTTAGTAGTATTTAGATATTTGATTGCTATCTTTGCAGACTCCGCAGTTGGAGCTTGCAATACTAATTTCAATATTTCTGGTGTTGATAGTATTGTGTTTAGTGTTTGTTTTTCTCCTTGTGTCAAATTATTGTGCATGTATTCTGCATGCCTATCGTAATGATCTGGCTTGTAATTAGTTTTTGTGTAATCAATTACGCTAATTAGCTTATTGTCTTTATAGACATATTTTGCTAGTGTTGAGCTATACCAACATCCGTTCAATAGTGAGATGATGTGACTCCGTGACCATGCTGGCCATGGATTAGGTGCGAACACAGATTTCATCTCAACAACATCATTTCCTGATGCTTTTGACACAAATAGTTCAAAGATTAGTATGGCTGTGTATTTGTTGGATATGTGCACACCAATATTATTGACGTGCACATAATAGGCCACGGGTGCAATGTATTTCTTGCGATGTGATGCCATTAGAACCTTGGTTTGTATTTACCAGCCATACGTGACATACAGTGCCCACATTTCCAAGGTGGAGTCCAATCTCCAGTTAGAAATGTATCTACAACTTCTGCCGTAGTACATCTTTCTAACTTAGACCAGTCATGTGATTTCTCATTTGCATGGGTTCTCCATACAATACTCATATCTTTTTCCCAGTAGAGATTGTCTAAAGACTCAATGCTATTAGCTGATTCTCGTGTACCATCCCAATTCTTAGGCATTTTAAAAGCAACAACTTTTAACTTCCAAGCTGGCCAATTAAGTATGACAATTTCATTTGCACTAACGAGTGGTTCTATTTTGGCCCACCCGTCTGGGTTTTCACTACCATCTTTCATGGCGTCTAGTAATTTAATTAATTCTTGTAACATGTAAATCTTTCGTAGTAGTTTGTGGAGCCTAAAATGCAGTTTAGACTCCACAAATTGTATGTGATACGTTTTATTGTACCGTAGGTAATCTAATCACACATACACTCTTCTTCCCATCCGTTGCAACATTCACATACTGTATAACCCATTGCTTCTTTGTCTTCATCAGTCAACTCTTCATTTACTCGCTGGACTTCGTCAAAGTAACCATCTTGTCTACTCATAGTGCCAGCAAAGCACATTCCGGGTTCTGAGTAGTGCATTACAAAATTAAGCTTGGGATACTTTGCGCTCATAGTGATAAACCACTCACGTGGTGGCCCCCATGCTGTGTCGAACGAATACCGTAACTCGTTATCGTTACCAATGCTCTCCAGTATGCATCCGTAACATGCATTCCATTTAGTCCCCCAGTTGGACAGAGACCATGTGTACCAGTTGTTTCCATCTTCTTCATCTGGCATTGGCACTGATCCATTGAAATCCACTTGGTAAAGACCGTGTTGATCTATAGTTGTGTTTTCTGTTTTCCATTTTGTTAGATCGTCAATGTTGTCACCAGAAACACTAAATGTGTTATCGCACCAATTCGGCATTGTTTTACTCCTTATCCGTAAACTAACTCACCGTAGCATAGTTCTTGCCATATGCCGTCAATAATGTCGTAGTCAATATTCTGTGGTTCTACGAACGTACGATCGCCTTTTGCCCAGCACGTACGTAGATGCTCCAATACGTTTAGATCTGATATGAGATGTGTTTCATATTCACCATCAATAATCTCAATCACCCAGTTTTTATCTGTGTGTTCTACTACTCGTACGTTATTAATCCAATCATTGTATTGGAGCATGTCCATTATCATTTCAAACCACCACTCTGTGTTGATGGATTGAATAGTGAGCGTCATGTGCTCAAATGTGTAGTTATCTATCATCTCTATTAATCTCCTTTATTGCTTGTGTGAGTCGATCCCAATTCGTACCAACATGAGCATCAAATGTGTCATGTAGTACTTCGGCTACACCTGCCCATTTATCCCAGTTATCTGCTGTAACCTGTGCAAGTTCCTCTCCTGTCGGATATCGACTATCACATCTTAGTTGCAATGCAAAATCGTATGGCCCCCATACTTCAATGTAAAACTGCGGGTATTTCTCCCGCAGCCATCGCAACTCGTCCTGAAAGTTTTCTTCGTCTTGATCAATCTCTTCTACTGTCAATGTGTTACCCAAAATTCTGGTTCTTCTAACTTGCATGCAAAACCTAAGTCATGCGCACTAAATATGTCATTCCACTCGCTGTATGTAGAGTCATTGATGTACTCCCACATAGCCTCATTGAATTCTTCTATGGTGCGTTCGTGGTACACGGACTGTACTAAGGCAATGAACTTTGTGATTTCATCTTCGGTAACTTTTACCTCTCCTTGTGCTTCTTCTTCACTGATAAAGCGACGTATTGCTGCATCGGTATATCGAATAAGGGACGTATTAAAGATACGCCTACCAATGGCTGCCATAAAGTATGCGCCATTGGCTGGTGATAGGCACTCACCGTCTTTGGTGTAGTGCCCTTGTCCGTCCCAGTGGTCAGTTGACCACTCGTCGTAATCTGCTATTGAATAGAACATGTTTATTTACCTCGTGTTTATTGTGTTTAATTAAACCCACAGCGCAGCTGAGCCGTGGGCACGGATGACGATATCGCTATCGCCATCACAGCGTAGAGATGCAGGACAAGTATCGCATGTAGTATGCATTTTCAGCATATTCCGCATTACTCGCATCTCGTTAATGAATGGATCGCTTGGGCATTGTTTGGCGCCACGGGCATAGGCAGTGTGGCGCTTGTCAATATATCCATCGTGTGGGCGGACTAGGAATGTGCCCCAGCCAGCTTCTTTGGCTTCCCATCGATCGACGTATGAGTCACATGATGCCTGAAGCACACCACGGAACGGCTTGGCTATTGGCATACGCCATTGATGTGTATAGCCAGTATGACCAAGCTCATAGCGTAGCATGTCACCCCAGATTGGGAATGGCACGGCAACTGGGTCACCGTATGTACCCATGCGTAGTTTCTTGCCAGCAATCACCTGAATGGTAGCAGCAACAGTGCTAGACACAATAGGTATGTTGCCCTTCTGGAATGACTCCCATACAGCCGAGGTGCCCTTGCCAATGTTGACGTAACAAGTACGTACATCCTTGACCTTGGCTGTACGTGTATGGCGCTTGCGTCGCTTGCGGTGTGTGCAGTTACCACAGATACAACCATCAAGTAGCTGGTCGATTGCAACTTGTGGATGTACATCACGCATGATGATGTATGACTGAATCATGTCACCAGTCTTGATGTTCCAGTCCTCATTATTGGTCTGACAGTTAGACATGACACATATGATGCGCGAGCGTCGATCCAGCTGGCTAACGCCATCATAGATGCAGTACGAGTTGTACTTGGGCTTCATGTGTTTACCATTGTGTACATTGGTAAAAAGGGCTGGATTTGCATCCAGCCCGAACTTAGCGAGGTATTGTTGTGCTGTCATTAGTTTCTCTCTCTATCTTTGTTTTCTGCTACATGATCCATGTAGTTTTGTATTTGTGTTTCTTCTGTCCAGTTAGCGTCAGTAGATTCGTCTTCTTCTCGTAGTGTTTTCATCACCTCCCTCCAATTCACATCACGCAACTCATTGTTAAGAACGTCAGTGATATAAATGTTTGCGACGCCATAAATCAGCTCGCCATACATTTCCTCAAAGTAATTTTGAAGATTTGTTTCATCAACATCTTTGCGTGTGCTTGCTGGCTCATCGTAATACCAGTTCTCTACTTGCTCTTGATGATGCAGGTAAAACAACCATGTTGCGTAATTAGTCCAGCCGTTGTATGTACTCATTTGTTTTGTCTTTCTGTCTCGTCGTTGATTACTCTTGATTCTGTATATGTGTTGTTGAGACACTTTGTATTTAGTAGCAAGTGCAACTACACTTACACCATTGTTTGCTTGATGACGTATTGATTCTATTTGTTCAAGCGTCAGTTTTTTAAGTGGCATTATTCGTAATGTGATCTTTCTGTTTGTTGATTCTCACCGGGAAACTTCTCGATGATTACATTGTATGAATTTGGTCCATCATAACCATAATCATCAATGTCTTCACCTCGTGCATCAGCGCGTTCCATTTGACGTAAGCAGTGCTCTCCATCTGCTATTTTTGCTTCATAGTTTAATTGTGAACACCTTTCCTGTAGTTTCTGTTGTAATTTTTCTGCTGCGTCACGATTACTGCATCGGACATATTGTTGAAGTATGTATAGGTTGCCCCACCAACCTCCTTCCTCTGGGCCACCATAATACGGCTCGACACTGTACATAGAAACAATGCACTCTTCAGCTTCTTGTGCGTCAGCCATGATTTCTTCCCATGCTTGGATCATTATTTTTCTGTCAGTCATATTTTTATATCGTCCTTTGTTGCTATATGTGCAAAACCAACCATGCAGTGACGCTCACTGTATATACGATATTGATTGCCGTCGTATGATTGCTCAACACCTTGGCGTAATCTAGTGCACCCAATGTCGCTAAAGAGTTGCCGCCTAACCTTGATTAGGCTAGGCGGATTACGATACGTGTGAAAGTAAAACCTGACGAGTCTATTTGGTGTTGCATCTTGAAATGTTGACCAATACTCAAACTTATACGTTACTGGATTTGCTTCTTTCATTTTGTTACCTTTATTGTTATTGTTGCTGTCTGTGCTGTGTCATCCCATTCAATGACATCATCAGAGCATTCAAGACAGTACTTGGCTGTCTTCTTGTCAGGTATCCATGCTTCCATAACACCCAAGAAATATTTCTTGTCTTTCTTCGAGCAGTTAGTCATGCGATAGAAGTGACGTGCCCATCTAAGCATTCCCGGTGCATTGAACATCTCTACGCTTACCAAACAGATAACTCGTTCCATAATTAAATTCCTCTAAGTGTGTTTGCTTCTTGTTTCATTAAGTCTTGTATTATCTCAATCGATAAATCGCTTGGCCCATTAGCTTCAATAAGCAGATCAATGCTTGCTATTTGTGCTGCTTCAGCTATTTCCTGTGGTGTGTAATCGTAGTCAAGGTCAAAGTATTCCCAAAGACTAAAATCAGGTAGATCAGTACTGTTAAATCCAATAGTCTTTGTCAGCATCTCATCTACGAGTTTACGAAACGTTGGTTCTGTGTATTTCATTGTGTTTTCTTTCATTGTGTAGTTGTGCGTTGTCAGTGAGTCGCACCCCTCACATCTGATTAATCCTTGAGGGTTAATCTCTGGTGGTTACGAACACAAGTCTTCCTCACTTGACCTTCAAAGTCTGGCATTGCAGTAGCAACATACTTCCAGAAGTCAAAGCCAATGATAGGCAACTTGACATCAATGATGACTCTTTCCAGTGTCTGGATCGCTTCATCAATCTGTTCTTCAAGAGTCTCGCTGTTAAGCTGAACCTTGATGACCTTATTCATAAATGACGATGTTTCACGGCTATCCTTGTCAGGACGCAATGTCATAGTCACTTCAATTTGAACAAGAGGAATAGGATGAAGAGTCTTCTCTTCACCATTAGCTACGTCCATACGCAGCTTGTAATCCATTGATATGTGATGCCCGTTAAGTTCAACGGTATCTGTATGTGAACATGTATGGTAGCCACCATACGAGTACAAGGTACCGTCTGCTACTTTTGCAGGAACAGCGAGAAGATTTTCGCGGAAATACTTTGTGTACAATTCGATAGACATGATTATGTTTCTTTCTGTGCGTTGTTAGTGAGGCGCACCCCTCACACAAACATTAGATAGCGATTTTGATGTTAAACGAAAACTCGTGGTCCGTTATGTTTTCTTTTGTTCTTATGTGATTCATTATCATTTCTGATTCAACTTCCTCAAGATTAAGAGTTACTTCATTAAGATCAATTAATACATAATTAAGAGGGTCGGTAATAGATTTAAATCTTTCCCACATATGATCATAATGATCTTTTGTTATGAGGTTTTCTCTTACTAACTCTTCAAGTACAAGTGAACCGTATAAAACTACAGGTACAAATCTCATTTA